GATGGACTTCCTTCCTTTGTTTGATTGACCCGGTGCGTTCATCATACGCATGGACGGCTGGACGAACCACGGCTTCCGCCGACGGATAAACATAAAGGGTGGCCAAAAATGCCAAGAGTCGTTGAAAATGAAAAAATCCCCTTGTTTCCAAGGGGATTTTTCGAATGGCTCCTGCGACTGGGCTTGAACCAGTGACCGTCCGATTAACAGTTAGAGAGTTTGATAGAATACCCCTTGGAACGATTGGGCAAAACGGCTTCATTTCAACGGTTTAACCTCACTTGAGTGTCACTTGACCCGCAAGTGAAGGTCAAATGGAAGTCTGAGAATGTCTGAGAATATGGAAGCAAGGAGGTAATCATGGCACGCAAAGCAAGAAACGGCATCGTCTACCCATACAAAGTCGAACGGAAAAAGAAACTGGCCGATGGCACGATCAAGGCTTACCCCAGCTTCGAGTTCAAGATCGACGGGAAGACCTACAGCTGCAAGAAGTACGCCGACGCGAACCGGCGTCTGACCGAACTGCTCCAAGAGCGAGCCAAATTCGGCAGCACCAGCAACACGTCAGTCACGTTGGGCGCATATGCGGAACAATGGTTGGAACGACGGCAGAGGGATGCAGACCCGAAGACTTTCGCCAACTATCGAACCATCGTCCGCAAGCATCTACGCCCATACCATTCGCAGAAAATGTCGAACCTGAACGCCGCAGTCTGCGACCGCATCGTAAATGGTCTTACCGTCGTGAAGACCATCGATGGCAAGAAAATGCACGTGAAGGCCAGTCTCAGTCTCCGCCGCCAGACGCACACCACGTTGAACCAGATTTGCAATGCGGCCGTAGCGGATAGGATTCTTCCCACGAATCCGATGGGTGGCGTTCCAACTCCGAAGGACAAGGACATCAGTCTTGCCGACGAACGCAAGAACGAAGCGCACGAGCGTACCGCATTCACCGATGACGAGGCGAAGCGTATCCTCCAAGCCGCCAACGAACTAGGCATCCGCAAGGGTGCGAGGGAATGGTTCAGACTATGCACCGGTATGCGCCCAGGCGAAATCTTGGGGGCTTCACTCCAAGACCTCGAACTGACCACCACGGCAAACGGCATCCCCTACGGCGAATACGCCGTCAACTGGAAACTGGAGGAATTGAAGAAGGAGCACGGTTGCGGCGAACCAGACCGTAAAGGCGTATACCCGTGCGGATACAAGCGCGGTGCCGCATGTCCGCAATGGAGGTGGCGCATTCCAGACGGCTTCGACATGATCGAGCTGCAAGGCCGCTGGTGTCTCACCCCGCCGAAATCGAAGCGTGGAAGGAAAGTGCCAATCATTCCCGCATTGGCGCAGACACTCGAAGCATACTTGGTGGATACCGCCGAAATACCGAATCCACATGGACTCCTGTTCCGCCATGATGACGGCTCACCCATCGAGCCGGAAGAGGACATCGAACAGTTCCGCAAACTATTGGAGGCGGCGGGAGTACCCAACGCGAAGCATAGGAGCCGTCACGAAACCCGTCATACCGTCGTTACCATCCTCATGTCAATGGGCGTGGATGTCGGACTGGTCGAGGAAATCGTGGGCCATTCCAGCCGTCTGATGGTCGAACACTACCGTCATGCCGGGTTGAAAGAACGGTTGGCCGCAATGGAAACGATGAACTCCGCATTAGACTTGAAGCAGATCGAACAGAAAGGTGTCGTAAATGCCGCATGAGCTTGATGTAGTTTCGTATAGGGAAGGATACGGTCGAGGATTCGATGAAGCGTTGAAACTCGTAGAACGATATGGGTTCGTATTCAACGCACCCAGAATGGTGATAAACGGAGCCGGTTACGATACCTGGCATCCAGAAGACGAGTTTCCAAAGAAGATAACCATCACCGAACAGCAGTTGGATATTGAGAAACATACGGCGGTGCAAACTGTGGTGGATCACATCAGGGAAAAGTTTTGCAACATGTATCAAAACCGCTATTACGACCAAATGGGCCAACAAATAGACTTTGGTGATGGCGATAGAGCCAATCGAACCGCAGAATAGAAGCCCTAAAACGCAGAAAAGCCCCTCCCCCAGCATGATGCTGAGAGAGGGGCAATTCAGACTCGCGGTAGCATGTCATACAGTTTTTGAGTGTTCAATGTCACGCCATGCATTCGGCTGAAATCAGCCTCACCGCCGTGTATCCTGTCGGCCTTCACATCCTTCGTGAGCTCGCGCTTCCACTTCGTCCAAAAATCATCATGCTCTTTCTTGGTCATGATGATGATTCTACCGTGCGAAACACAAAAAGCCCCTCCCCCAGCGTAATCGCTGAGAGAGGGGGCAAACTTGTACAGGACGTACTAGTTGAGCATAGTATTCTTACACTTCTCCAACATCATGTTAGAGAAATGAAAGGTTTCTACTCGGAATACCGTGCCTTCAACTCGCTGACGCCGATCAACGCGCCAACCAGCACGGCCAGAGCGTTCAACGTGGTCACGATCTGGTCAACGCATGGAAGGTTCCATGCGGGGCCTACCACATGCACGAACACGGCCAAAGCGGGCAACGCGATAAGCGCCAACCACTTCAGCACCTTGTACGCTTCGTCCGGCAGGAGGTAGTTGTTTTCCTCGCCTGTTTCTTCCTGCGGCTTTTCGCCGTCATTCTGAGTCTCCTTGACTTCATCGACCATAGTTACTCCAATCACCAGTAGAGGGTTTCGCCCGGATAGATCAACGCCGGATTGCCGGAACGATAACCGTGGATGCTGTACATGTTCACTCTGTAGTATCCGGCAATACGACCCAACGTGTCACCGGAACGGACGGTGTAACGATGCGTGCTGTACGTGTTGCTGACCGGCTGTCGAGCGACGCCGGTGCCACGACGGCAGACCGTCTCACCAGCGTAGATGATGTTCGGGTTGCCCGAACGATAACCCGTGTACTGGTTCCAGCTACCGCCATTACGTGCCGCGATGGTGCTCAATGTGTCGCCACTCTTGACGGTCACGCAGACGCTACCGCAGTTCGTGTTGGCCGAAGCGCTCACTGTCGAGCCTCCACCCAAACGCTGGTTCACAATCGCCATCACACGGTCGTAGGCACCGCCAAGAGCCTGACGCCGGTCGTTACCGTTGCCGTACACGCCACGAATAACCTTGGTAGCCATATCGTTGTAGTCCGGCGTGGTAGTCACCTGCGGCTTAACCGGGTCATGACGAACCTCGGTCTTGGTCTTGCCGCGATCGCCGTTGGCGATCTTCTGCCAAGCGTCACGCTCACCGAAGAACAGGTTGAGGTCAAGCGGGCCGACACCGTTCAGATAGCCGGTGGACGCATACTGCACCATGCCCTCGCCCTTGCTGCCAGCGTTCCAAGGGGTAGACTGCCAGCCGGTCGCGTTCATGGAGGCGTACTGGGCCTTCCACAACATGCAGTGGGAGCGCACATCGGACGGAATCTGATACACAGCCGAATCCTGCACGTAGACAATAGGCCACACCTTGGTACGCGAATACACTTGGTTCACCCACTGGCGCACCCAGTCACCGTTACCCCAAGCATGATTGCCGTAAGACTCCCAATCCAACGCGAGCACGCACTGGCCCACATAACCGTTGAACTGGTTCAGATAATGGTTGACCTCTGCGGTGACGTTACCACCATCAGCGTAATGGTAGCCGCCACAAGCCTTGCCGGTCTGACGCGCCCAATCAATCTGGCTACGCCACGACGGATTCACATAACCGCCACCCTCAGTGACCTTCACCACGGCGGCATCGGCATCAACCACGCGGGTCACATCAGCCGACTGCCAGCCGGACACGTCGATCACGTTCATGTTCGCGGACGCGATAGGCGCGATAATCATGCACAATGCGACAACAAGACCAGCGAACGGCAACCGCATGTTGCGTGGAATCTTCTTATGCTTAGGACTTTTCTTACCGAAAATCTTCAAGCAAACCTCCTTCAAAAATAGAAAAGCCACCCCACAGTGGGATGGCTTGTAAAGAGTTGGGTTGGGAGAAGTTAGTGGCGTTCTTCCAAGTATTTTTCTGCTGCTGCGACTATCCAGCAGTGCGCGTCCAATTTCTCGAGCTTCGCCAGCTCGTATCGGACGGCCTCACTGTGGTCGTGGCTTTGGTCACCGTAAATCAGTGAAATCAGTGTGTTTTTTATAGTGTCCCTGCACAATTCGTCCAGCCGCCCGTCAAACCGTTCGGAACGTTCGCCGAGCTGCCTCGTCTTAGCGAAATGCTGGGAGAGCGGCGAATTGTATGGCAGTCTTTCGGGATTGACGTGGCTGTACAGGCCGGTCGCCAATCCTTCCAAAGCCCCCGGCCAGATTTTGAGACATAGTGTGATGACCGCGCACGCGCCACCCACACCACCAAAACCCGCTAAAAACGTTTGAAACACATCACATCTCCTTGAAATCGTTTAATCTTTTGGCATGGTGTCGCCATCGAAATAATTGCCCGGCAATCCCAACGAGACGAGCTGCTGCCACTGGTCTTGAGGCACGCACAAGCCCTTGCTCAGATTGACCGTGCAATTGTTCAGCCCGACGAGAATGCCGTGAGTGGTGCTGGCGGCGGTGAAGACGTAATCCACGCGACCATTCGAATGGACCAGCCCACTATCGCTGCCATTGGTGGTGAGACGCAAGCACGGATTGTCGCCACTCGTGGACAGCATGTAACAGACGACGCTCGCATGGTATTTCACGCCCGCCGTCAACCCCGTGAAGGTGATGTCCGATGGTGTCGTGTTCGTCGTCTTGACGTTCACGCCGTCTTTCGGCATGACGCAGTGATTAACGATGAGACTCATGCCACCACCCCCAAAAGGGTTAGGCGCGTGGCATCGTATCCCCGTCGAAAAAGTAAAGGCCGTCGAGCAATGCCTTGTTCGCCTGGTATTCGCCCCACGTGCAGATGAGCATGTTCGTCACTGTGACGGTCGGACTGCCTGACTTGACGTGATAACTCATTGATATCGGATGGGAATTGTTGATGATCATCTTGTAGCTGACACGTTGTCTTGCGTTGATGTCGCCATCCGCTCCGATTATCGAGATAGTGCCGCCTGTGACGTTCACCTCGACGCTGATCTGATATGTCGCCCCATTCACGCTCGGAAGGGTCGTGATATTCACCCACTTGTCGGCTTTCAGGGTGATGGTCGAGGATGGGCTCGTGCATAGGTTCGTGACCATCATCGGACATCACCCGCCCGACGAAGCTCACTCCTTTGGCATCGTGTCCCCCGAGAAGAAGCCCGGAAGCCCCCCCCCCACGGCTTTATCGTAAGTGTCGGCCGATTCGATGAGGATTCGCTCATCATGCCGATCAAGCCGACCTCCCTCCCCAATTGCATCCTGACGAGGAGACGCTGGCATCCTTCCTGAATCGTGATCTCGGAGTCCACCGTGAGGGTTTGCCCGTCGGCGACCGGCTTGTTCAGCAACTGCTTCCACGAGGAGTTGACGTTGCTGTAGACGATGAAATTGGCGGCGGCCTTCTGCGCGTATACCCTGGCGTGCACGTGATACGTGCCAGCCGGTGGGATGAGGCCGTCCGACAGTGAGAATTGTCCGAAATTATCGCCGGTCGCGGTGCTGGTGACTCTGAGCCAATTCTTATTGTCGGCGACCACAACAGCTTTTGCTGCGCCATTGTTGATTTCCGCGGAGAGTTTTCCGGTGATGAGCGGGTCGGGGAACCAGTTAATCCTCTGCATGCGTATCCCCCTTCACGCTTTCGAGCACGTCGGCCGGAACCAATTTCATGGCCGCATTGAGCTGACTGGTCAGGATTGCGATCTGCTTCGTGAGAGTGCCGATTTGCATGGAAAGAGAGTCGATGACCTCGTTCGCGTCGGCTGGAATCTGAGTCAAAATAAGTCTCCTTTTAATGCGAAACCCCCACAATCCGTGTGGATTGCAGGGGTTGAAAAAAATGGTGAAAAGCGGGGTTAGTCGGCGGCGGTCATCGTGTCGATACGAGTCACGGCCTTAAGCCCGTCGAGCGTCAAAGTGCGTCCGAGATTCGTCTTCACGTCCGTCAAAGTGACGGTCTTGCCGGAATCGTCGAACGTGGCGAGCACGCCACGCTGGTAATCACGCCACGATTCGGCGGTACCGTCAGCGCTGGAAAACTCCAATCCCAAACGGCACAATTCCGCTCGCACCGACTCCTTCGGCGGACGCAAATCAAGCACGCCAGACGGCTCGGCGGTCGTCACGGCAGGCACGGTATCGGTAGTGGTCTCAGTGGTCACATCGGCCATAATCAATCTCCTTAATTCTGTTGGTTTTGTCTTGGCATGAGCGATTCATAAAAACGCTCCTCGCATTCGTCCAGATTTGATTGACTGGACTCGTCATTGAGGAAATCGTCCAATCCCTCAATGTCCTTGGTCACGGTCACGTCAATGCCACTCGACGGCTCCTCATCGGAGTCATCAGCGGACAGTGTGGCAATGAGATTCGCGTCCGTCTCATTCGACATGACCGGCAGATTCATGCCCTCACGCGCCTTATTGCGCGCGGCGGTCAGCGGGTCATTCAACACTTCCCCATCTGCGGCGAGCATGCTCACACTGGTAGCGGAATCCGCCAAAGCCGACTCCAACGCTTCGAACGCTCCAGTCCACACGCCCCTGCCGGTGGCGCGGTCGTACCGGCTCACGTCCTCCCTGCTCTGCATGATCGCGGCGATCGCCTCACGGGTCGAAGCCAATCCGAGCAGCGCCTTCCACGATGCGACCACCTCGGGCGTGAAGACGAAACTGTCCGACCCGTTCACCGGCGGATCGCAGCGGATGATGCACAAGCCGTTATCGTCCATTTCGAAAGTCGCTGACAACATTTCCTCCAATCATTTGACCAAATAAGCCAGGAATTCCGCGTAAACATCCACCGGGCAAGGCTGGTCGGCGTTATACAGCTTCAATGTGAAGCCGCTCTGGCCGCCCGTGTTCATCGGGTGCGCGATGATGCCCGCCCATTGTGAATCCGCGTTCGCGACGACGTAATAGTGGCCGTATTTCGTCGGGCTGAACGTGCAATCGACTTGCATGGAAGCGCCGGTCGCAATCTTCGAGCCGGGATTCGGATACCACGCCTTCCACGCAGCCTGGGCATGGAACGTAGAACGGTTCGTGATGCCGCCAAGATAGCCGCCGAGATACACGTATCCGGTGCCGATGTTCGCGCCGACTCCGACCTCGCCGTTCGCGTCTTGCGCTTCGAGCCAGCACTCCGAACCGTTCGCGCTATCGCCGGACAGAGTGAGGAAAGCGCTGCTTTTCTTGCTCTCGTCCGCCTCGTCGTAATCCGTGTTCGCCACGGCATGCACTCTGGATGTGACGCCGCCGCTGCCGGTACCGCCTTTCTTGCGCGGCTTCGATCTGAGAGACATGAACGCGGCAGGGTCGTTCTTGCTCACGTGTCCGCTCCACAAGTCCAGTTCGCCCATCGCGCCGACCTGATTCGACTGGATGACAGAAGCGATGGCCGGATGCGAAAAGTAGGCGGTGGACCCGTTGTAAGCGGGGAATTCGATGCCATCACCGGTGAAAGTCTCAGATCCGCCGATGATGTAGGTCTGATAATCCGGGCTGATGCGCACCCTGTGCCCGCTCGTGCGGGTTTGGAACGTGCCAGTCAGCAGATTCGACTTGCCTTCGCCGTCAAGATAGACGGTGCGATTGTGGTTGCTGTCCCACATTTGCAATGCGGTGCCGTTGAGCTTCATGCCGGTGTTCTCGGCCTCGGAGCTCTGGAATATCGCGCCGGTGAAGACATAGCCTTTGAACTGGCCCGCCGCCACCTTGTCAGACGTGATAGTGCCAGCCGCGATCTTGACAGCCGTCACGCTGTTTGCCGCCAGCTTGTCGGCGGTGATCGCTCCGGACACTATCTTCGAAGCGTTCACCGAGTTCGCCGCGAGCTTGTCCGCGTTAACCGCGTTCGCGGCGAGCTTATCTGTCGTGACCGCGCCGGATACGATGTCGCCAGCCTGAATTTTGTGCACGTTCAGGAGCGCCACGGTCATATCCTCCGTGACCTTGAGCTTCGCGGTGGTCACTGCGTTTGCGGCGAGCTTGTCCGTTCCGATGGCACCGGCCTGCACCTTACCAGCAGTCACCGAATTTGCAGCCAGCTTATCCGCATTGACCGCACCAGCGGCGAGCTTGCCCGTGGTAACGGCATTCGCCGCAATGTCGCCAGCCTGAATCTTATGGACGTTGAGCAAGGCCACCGTCATATCCTCAGTGACCTTCAGCTTGCCCGTAGTCACCGAATTGGCCGCGATCTTGTCGGACGTGATGGCCAGTGCGACGATGTTCCGCGCCTGCACCGAGTTGGCGGCGAGTTTCGCGGCGGTCACCGCGTCAGCCACCAGCTTTTCAGTCGTGACCGAATTCGCAGCCAGCTTGTCCACCGTGATGGCATTGGCCTTGACCTTCTCAGCGGTCACGGAGTCGGCAGCGAGATGCTTCGCGGCCACGGTTCCAGCAGCGAGGATGTTGTTCGCCACGAGGTCGAATGGCTCGAATCTCGTACCGTCCCATGTCAGGACTTCCACCACGCGATCAGCGAGCGGCACCAAGACGCTTGGTGAAGCGTTCGGCGTTCCCTGCCAGTAGGTGTAGAAGTCGGCCAGCATGGACGGCGAATTGTTCTTCTCGCCTTTCCACCTCGTCCAATACTTTTGCGTGCGCCACCACATGTCGCCCGGCTTCAGACCGTCATGATTCGGTTCGTCGGGGCCACGGTAGATGAGGTTCTTGCCGTCGGCGGTTGTCTGCGCCTTCTTGGCTGCGGCCTGAGCCTGATTAGCCTGAGAAGCCGCGTTGGCGGCAGCGGTCGAAGCCTTGTCGGCGGTGGCTTGAGCGGTCTTGGCCGCATCATTCGCCTTGACAGCCGCATTCGCGGCGTCGGTAGCGGCCTTGTCGGTCACAGCCACCCAAGCACTGCCATTCCAGCGCTTCGGCGTGTTCGCACCGTTCGTGGTGTCAATCCACAAGGTCGAAGCCTTGCGCATCGACGTGGCCGGTGCCGTGCCCTGGATAAGCACGTCGGCCTTGCCGTTCGCCACGCCAGCGGCGGCAGCGGCAGCGGTATTCGCCTTCCTCGCGGCGGTGGCCGCGTCGGTGGCGGACTGTGCCGCACTATCGGCGGTGGCCTTGGCCTGAGTCGCCACGCTCGACGCATTGGCAGCGGTGGTCTTGGCATTGGCCGCATCCGTCTTGGCGGTGGAAGCGTCGGACTTGGCGGCTTTCGCGGATTCGTTGGCCGTGTTGGCCAGCGTCTCCGCATTGCCAGCGGTCTTCTTCGCGCTCTCGGCGGCGGTCTGCGCCGCGTCGGCGGCGCTCTTCGCCTGACCTGCCGTTGTCGTCGCGCTCTTCGCGGCAGTCTGGGCGGCATTGGCGGTATCCTGCGCGGTCTTCGCCGCACCAGTGGCCGTGTCAGCCGTGCCCTGCGCGTTTTTCGCGGCGGCAGCGGCGTTCTCAGCAGTCTTCTTCGCGTCGGTGGTCTTCGCGGCGTTATCGGCGATGTCGGACTTCGCCTGAGCGATTTCGTCGGCATTGCGCTCCACGTCGGCATAGCCCATGTGGTTCCACGCGGCACCATCCCAGACAAGCGTGTCGATAACGCGGTCGGAGAGCGGCACGAGCACGGATGGGCTGGCGTTGGGTGTCCCGAGCCAGTAGGTGTAAAAATCAGCCAAGAGGCTCGGGCTGTTGTTCTTCTCGCCCCGCCAGCGAGTCCAATACTTCTGGGTCTTGAGCCACAGGTCGCCGACGATGAGATTGTCCTTCGGCATGTCAGGCCCACGGAAAGTGTGATTCTTCGAGTGGGCTTCGGCATATGCTTGAGCCGCCGACTTCTTGGCCTTGCTGATCTCACCATTCGCCGTGGTCAGATCGGACTTGGTTTGGGCGATATCCTTCTGCGCCTGCGTCAAATCGGTCTTGGCCTGTGCCAGCGTCTTGGACGCCGCGTCAAGATTCGACTTGTTGGCTTGAATGTCCTTTTGAGCCTGCGCAATCTTGGAGGTATTGTCCTTCAGCGTGGCGTTGGCCGTGCCGATGGCCGACTGGTTCGCCTTGATGTCAGCCTTCGCTGACTCAAGCTCCTTCGACGTGGCAGCCTGCGCCTGCTGATTCGCCGCAATGTCCTTCTGCGCCTGCGTCAGCTTCGCAGAATTATCCTTCAACGCCGTCTGATTGTCGGCCAAATCCTTTTGAATCTGCTTGACCTCATCCGGCGAGACGGCGGAAGCCACGGTCACAGTGGCAATCGCAGACCAGTCAGACTTATTGCCCGCATGATCGACAGCACGAAACGCATAAGTATGAGACGTGCCAGCCGTCAAACCAGTAATCACATAATCGCCAATACCAGTCGAAACAGCTGCAATCTCCTTGAAACTACCATTAGTCAAACGTTCGCCAAGAATGTTCCTGTCCCAGTCAATCGGCATGGAACCACCATCAGCAGTTTTTCCATCCCAATTAACCGAAACCACACCAAACTCAGATGAAAGAATCGGCTTAGACGGTACAGGAGGAGGAGTCGTATCCTTAGCGACAGTCAACGCGAACACGCTAGACCATTCGCCCATCTGATCTGAATACGATGGGACAGCACGCACTCGGATAAGAATCTGAACACCACAATCCAAATTCGACCAAGACAACGTGTGCTCGGTTGTAGTACCAGCCGAATGCCACTCATATCCAGTCTTATTCACACGATATTCGACCACATACGACGTGATGTCCATAGCAGTGCCATCAGTAGCCAACGTCACATCATCCCAACGGGCGGTCACCATGCCACGCGCATACCCATTCACATTGATATAAGCGTCGGAATTGGCCGACAGATTCTGCGGAGCCTTCGGCACTCGATGGTCCTTTTCAGGAGCCGGAATCGCACCGGACGCGCCACCCAAATGAGCACCACCGGTAATACCGTTCATACGCTTCGTCAAACGAACCGAGGAATCATAATTCTTGTCGTTCAGAATCAGCGAAGCCTTGAACCCAGTCGAGTCGAGTTGCAAAGTGACCTGTTGGACACGGACCTTCTCACGGTTCGCCACTGTAGGCGCGGTAATCCAATCGCCTATCGTGTAATCGACAAGCGGCAGACAAGACGCTTCGACCACGTTCACGGATCGCGTGTACTGTCCGCGCACCCTAGCCGCGTTAGCCAACGTCGGTTTGATGAGCTGTTCGGCGGTCTCCTTCTTGTTCACACCCTGTTGGCTTGAATACAATTCCCAACCGCCCCAAGGCTTCGGGGCGTTCGGATTATCCTGCCGGAAATTAATATTGTCGCCACGTACAAGGATCGAGGAAGCCAGACCATCGATACTTTCATCGTCAGGAGCTTCGGACACATCCTGAGCAAGCGTCACCACACACGATTTAGACAAGTCACGGCATATGGCGACACTATCCGCGTTCCATAACAGCAGTTGCCGGGCATCAGTACGCCAATCGCACAAGCCGTTGTTCACCAGCGAATCCAACACGTCCTGCATTGAAATGCCAAGATCATAGTAGATGCTCGGCAGCATGTAGCCCCACTGCTTACCAGCGGAATCAGCACCGGAAGTGAACCGGCTGCAATCGACTTTCACGCCGCCACGATTCCAATTCTCATCCATGAACGTGCGCATGATCGTGCCAGCGTTCGCGTTCGCGAATTTACGGGTGCCTTTCTCGTCGCCTTTGGTCTCCAATCTGGACGTGTCCAGATTCAGAGCCTTCTTCAACAGCCACCCGTAGGAGACGCCGGTCAACGACACCGTGTTGGATACGTCCAGAGCATTCCTTGAACGTGAAGCGATAACAAACCGGCCATTATACGGTTCAATCCAGCGTCCACCATCAGACACTTCCACGGCGATTTCCAAGCCGGTTTCAAGACGCCGGTCAAGAATCTCACCACGCAAAGCTTTACGCGAATAGCTGACGGTCAAAGCACCTACAGCATCATGAGTGAACGACACAGTATAGGAAGTCGGTTCAGGCAGCAATCCAAGCTTGCTTCCATTGGCCTGATATGCGACAAGACGAGATTTTAGAGTCTTACCCATAAGCATCCCTCAACTTAAAAAGAAAGAAGCCAGTGGAAATCACCACCAGCTTCTCTTAAACCTGCACGCCACATTCCCGGAACCAGTGGCCTTAACTGCAATCCTGTAGTCACCAGAAACATCAGGATTGACTTGCAACCTACCGGAAGGCAGATAATCCAATCCGGCTGTCTCGTTCTGAGAACCGCCAGACCATGCGGAATCACTATCGGAACTCCATGCAGTCAACGATCCCGCATCCAAATACAAGTAAGGCCGAGCATCCACGCGCGTGCCAGACCATGTGATACCGGTACCGGATACCGTATCCTTCACCGTTATGCCCGTCACACCTTTCGGGAAACGAAACACCATGTCTGTTATGGGAGCGTCACCGCAACTATACGGAAGTTGAGTGGAAAGCACACTCGGACTAGCGTTCGGAACGCCCTGCCAGAACGTGTAGTATCCGGCGGACGGCATCACCGAACCGCCGGACATGACCTTCCCACCGTTCAAAGGCAGCGAGACGGTCTCATATGCGACAGAACGCCACCACACGTCAGGCATGGCGAACACGGCAGTGAACGGAACAAACCTGTTCGGATGACTCTTGGAATCATCAGGACTCAAAGAGGTCAACTCGACACGGGTACGCTGCTCGACACCATCGATAATCCGACTCATGACAAGATTCGGCATCGTGCATAACCGCATCAGCCTGGATGATTCACCAAGCACATCAGGCTCCCACGCGCATACCTGCAACGACAATTGACGTTCCGAAAACCTAGGCGTCATGCCGGAAGGGATAGAACCATGCCGTTGCGGAACCGTCGAAACGGTACGGTCAACACTGATGGCGCTCAACAATGTCGAACCAACAGTGACGATGCAGTTCTCCGAATCAAGAGGAACATTATTCAACCTGTAGAAACACGTGGAAAAAGCCACGATACTCCCTTCTCACATGCCGATCATCGCAGCCTTGTCCAACTTCTGATTCGTCTGAACCGAGATTGGTGTGATGGTCGGATATTGGAAGTTCTGCGTGATGTTGTATGTAGGGCCGCTTTCAAACTTGACATCGTCGGAAGAACCTGCCGAATAGTCAGAAACCATGGAAGGCATCGAAACACGAGTCATACGACGCGCGTTCTTCAAATACTGGCTTGGGATGTCGCCACTCGCATTGATGGCGCTCATCACTCCCTTGCCGTACAGGGCTTCCATGCTATGCACTGCGGCGGCACGCACAACATATTCACCGGTGGACACGTCAGTGGAATCGTTCAAAGCGATGGAATCGCTCGTATTCGTTCCACGTCCGACGATCCTGCCGGTGCGAGTCACATTATCGCCCTCGACCTCACCGCCTGTCGCACGCCTTCTCTTGACTCCGAAAATAGCGCTGAACGTCCTGCTCGCCCATTTTTTGCCCTCGCTCCACAAAGTGCCGAGCATTCCCCAGAAGCCACCGGAAATATTTCCACCGAACTGTGCGTTATACGTGCTTCCATTCCACTGGTTCGCGGTGCGCTCAGCACTGCGTTTCGCCGGCTGGGTGTTGTCCCTCGCGCCGAGTGACGCGGTGGGTCTCAACGAACCGTAGGCGTTGGCGTCGCCTTTCAAATAGTCAATGGTCATCGAAGCAAGATCGGAAGCCTTCAGATTGGTCGTATAGCCATTGCCATCAGTGCCTTTCTTGAACAGGTCGGCATGTTTCCTGACCTCATCGGTAGCGACAACGGCCTGATTGCCGTCTGCGTCCAACACGATGGTGTATTTGCCTGAACCGTCTGTGCTCGCATTGTTCATGAGATTGTTCACGGTTGATTGAACCTCATCCGCGCTGGACAATGCTCCGCTGTTGATGCCGTCAAGGACCGTGGTGAAGATGGCCGTATTGCCCTCGCCGGGGAACAATGCCCGCAAATCAGACAAGTAGGATGTCAGATTCTGCTTCGACTGTTCCGTTTCGGTCTTGAACAATGTCTTGACCTCTTCAGGAGTCAACCCATACAGTTGTTGCAGTTTCTGAATCTCCGACTCCGGTACGCCCATCGCCTTCGCCGTCTCGTAGAACTGTGTTGACAATTCCTGCTGTTTCGCATTCACCTCATCGGTTGACGCGCCGGAAGCAACCAACTGTTCAAGCCAATCATGGCCTGTCGTAGCGAGATTCTGCAAGCTGGTCTGAGCCAACTGTCCAGCCTCGGTCATGTTATTGAACGAGTCCGCGGCACTGTCCCAAACGTTCTGTACGCCCAACTCCTTGATGCGTTGGATGGAATCACCCAAACCGTTGTAAATCTGACCATATTCCGTTGCGACACTCAAAGCGTTCTGCTGCGCGGTACGCTGATTGTTGACAATGTCGTTGTACTTCTGTGCGGCACTGTTCAACATCTGCTGACGTTGAGATTGAGTCGCAATGGCAATGGAAACCGAATCGGAATCCTCACCCATCTCGATCAAACTCTTCGCATAGCCGGCAGCATGACCATTCGCGACGGAAGTCGCTTCCGCATTATCGATATACTGCTGACGTGCCTTTTCCATTACTGCTATAAGCTTCTTGGCTGCACCAGCTTCATTGCCGTAATTCTGCGTCGCGGTAGCCGAATAAGTGCTGTGAGCATCATATGTGGCCTTCAACTGATTCATCATCGAGTTGTAAGCCTTCGTACTGCCGCTCGCAGCCTTGCTCAGGTCAGTGGTCGAAACACCAAGCTTGTCGGCGGCTTCGGCAGTATTCTTGAATCCAGTTGTCCAATCATCCAACCAGCTCCAACCAGTCTCAGCATAATTACCGTCCTTGAACGCATCCTGAATCGCGGAAGCGACATTGGATAACGCGCCGGAAGCTTCGGCGGCCGAATCAGGAATCTTACCCAACGCTGTCGCAATATTCTCGGAAGCACGCTCAGTCGCCTGAGCTTTCGCATTGTAATCGGAATACGCTGCGACTGCTGCCGTAATGGCAGCCACACCCCAAGTCACCGGATTGGAAAGCGTAGACGCAAGCATCCCACCCAAACCAGACGCCACGGCCTTCACCTTGCCCATCGCGCCCTCAGCAGAGCCGACATTCGACACGAACTTAGAAACAGCGGGATTAGACGCCACCCACCCCTGCGCGACATTCTTCAACGTCACACCAGTACCGGCGGAAGTCACGCCCAACTCCATCAAAGCCTTCTGCCATTGCAACGACTTCATCGTGTTCTCAACCACGGCAAGCTTCACCGTGTCCAAAGCGGTCTTGCCAGCCTTGCCGAACGTGGCGAACACGCCCAACGCGGCCTGAATCGGTTCCGGCAGCAACGCGCTGAAAGCCTTAGCCACAGCCTCGGCGGCGGTAGCGATAGCCTGAATCAGCGGAGCAGAAGCACGAAGAGAAGCAGCCAATGTGCCGCCGAACGTCTTAGACAGTTGCCCGACAGTCGAAAGCAGCTGGCTGAACATCGGACTCACATCGCCAACAGCGTTGAACACCTTCTGGAAACCATCGGAAACACCAGACGAGAAATCGGAAATACCACCGCTACTGTTCTTCAACAGGCGGCTCACATTCTTCGTGAACGAAGCAATCGTCCTACCGGCATCACCGAAAACATTTCCCACGGTATGCCGCAGAGAATAGCCAGCGTCACCAATCTCGGAGAATGAATCACGCATCGCGGACTGCGCCACTTTAGCGCCAACGGCCCACGACTTCAACGTGTCTTGGAACTTTGCCGAATTGACAGCCTTATCCGCCTTCTGCAACTCCTTGGAGAAGCTTTGGATGCCATTCTGGTCCTCAGCCAAAGCGGAATACAAGCCGGAAGCAATACCCATGAGCGCTTTCACGGAATTCTTCAAATATCCAGCCTGTTCAATGACACGCTGCATCGACTTCTCAATCTCACCGGACGCGCGTGCGTTATCGACCCAACGTGCGAACTGATCCGCAAGCTCACTCACATACCGTGTGGCACGAGGGAGATACTGGCTAGTTGAATCGCCAAGATTCAGGAAAGCCTTGACAAGGCTCTCAACACCCGGTTCCAAATAAGTCAACGACTTATTCACATCGTTGAAAATGCTGGATACGACGCTTGTCTTATCGGCTTCCTTGACCATCTTGGTCATGCCGACGACGATTCGTCCCTCATGGTCGGCAAGAGTTGACATTTGGGGAATCAACGTGTCGGCAATGGAATCAGCCAATCCACGGATGGCCGGACGGGCCTGACCGTAGAACGCGTTAACCACGCTGTCGGACAGCTTGCCCAGCTTCGTGGATGCAATGTCGATCTGCTCGCTCCAAGTGGCGCCCTTTTCGCCCCAAATCATCTTCACGGACGCATAGGCGGCGCCCAATCCGACGAGAGCGGCAGGAGCGGCCAATGCGGCCTTCGACATGGAAACAATCGAAGAGCCGACGCCGAGCACGCTACGGGACATGTTGATAGCGCCAGCGGAAACACCGGCGAACACGGTACCCAATGCGGAAAAGAACGGAACCTTCTCATCCAGCGAGTCCATGAAATTCACGAATTTCTGGAATTGATTGTTTACAGCACGCAAGCCTGTCGCGCCATACGTCATGCCATCCAGCATTTTGCCGAAATCAGTGGCATGGAGTTTCGCGTAAATCTCGACGGAACGAGGACGGGTGAGCATGGCAAGATGAGTACGGGCACCAGCCGTTTTAAGGTCGATGTCCATTTCAAGCTTCTTATAATCTTCTTGAAGCTTCTTGGCCTTCTCACGCGCACGGGTCACATCCAAATCAAGATTGACCTCATAGTGGTAGTTCTTGTCCTTGCCGGCATGGAACGCAGCAAGATTCAGCTTGTCGATGGCTGACCGGTAGTCGGTCTCGATGTCGTTCGGAAGACTGCGGAATTTCCGCTTCAACGCTTCAAGTTCGCGTTCCATGCTTTTCGCGCCGTCGAGATAGACCTTCGCATGGGCGTCCATCCCATCGACCTGCTTCAGACGCTTGGACACGTTCTCGAGAACGTTGACGACCTCGGAAACATCGTTGACGTCAACACGGATGTTCGCCTTGCTGTCATGCTTCAACTGCTGCATCGCATTGTCGAGCTGTTCGACGAGACGGTTGGCGCGAGCCATCGAGACATTGTTGGAACTGCCCAGAGGCTTGACCTTCTCGATCGCATCCTGCATACTGCGGATGTGCTTCTTGACGTTATCCAAAACGTCGATCTGCTTGTTCGCGTATGCCGTGGTCAATCGCGTGTTGCGTTTCACCGCGTCCTGATACGATTTGCTTTTCAGCGTGACCTTGCGCCAAGCATCGCCACCATTGGCGATACGCTTGTTCATCGCGGAAACAGCCTTGTCGGAAGACTGAACTTGCTTGCGCATCGTCCGCAGATCACGCAAAGCGTCGGTCAGCTCGACTTTCGGGGATACTTTACGTTTATCAATGTCCCGAAGAACACGTTTCAGATCGGAGTCATCGCCACGAATCTCAACATTCTGGACGATGCCATCATCCTCGATACGCCTTTTCGCCGCACGCCAACGAGACATGTCAACGTCAGGCGTCACACGAACATCGAAATCGTCATCGGCGTACCGGGCGAGCTTACGGCGGAGTTCTTCGCCAAAACCCTTGGTGTTCGGATAAATATCAATTCCAACGGAACCGGCGAGATACTCCACCATAAGAACCCCTGTTTTTCAATCACATGCCCAGAAACGCCTCCATCGACTCGAAGTTGGCGGAAACACGCCTATCAACGCCATCGGCGGCGTGAGGGGGCATAATCGGTTTGAACTCAGGATGCTTGCCGTCCTTGAACTGCAATGTGCCGGAAACCAGCAAGCCGACCTGATTGTAAATACCCAACAGCAGACTCGTATCCTGAGTGAACCCGTGAAAACTCAAACCGGAATCACTCTCGGACTCGGCGCGGGCACGCTCATCAGGATGGTTCAGCAACCATTCCCGATACAACGACTCGTCATAGCCGGCAAGCCCGCCGATAAGGGTCAAAAGAAAACCGCCGTCATACTCATGCATGGCGGCGGGAAGATCCAGATTGTAGAACCTACGGAAATCACACGTAAGCTCTACTTTGCATTTCCGGTAGGCGTCCTTGACGCTTCGGATTTTCCCAAGGACGCACCATAAAATGCGTTAAGCAGCGTGAACACCTGCACCAGAACAGCCGGAGTCCTGCCAGTGACCCACTTGTGGTAGGCGTCAACGTCCTTGGCGATCTTCTCGAAGAAACTATCGCTGGCAGCCACCATCCTGGCTATAGCCAGACTTGAATCGACATCATCGGAAGTCTTCTTGTGGAACACGCCGTAACTGTCGGACGCCACGGCATCGACGACCATGAAATCGCATGTCTGCGCCACGGAGAACTCATGAGCCGGAACGAACTCAGGGCATCCGGCCAGTTCCTCGTGCTGTTCGACGAACTCAGCCAGCGTGTCAGGAATCTCCGGAACGGTCTTAACGGTGTTCTTATCAGTTTTGGAAGCCATAATCTGTAATCCCCATCAAAAAACCCATCTGCCAATCGTTGGAAAGGATTGCCCCCGCACGGATGGGTACATGCGGGGTCAATGGGAAATCTCAGCCTTTCGAGGTCAAACCCGATACGGTCTGGGAGGAATTACCCGGATTCTTACCGCTGGAATCCGGGCTGGTTATTTTGACACGAACGTCTCCGGGGCGAAAATCTGGTACGCGCCAACCTCACCATTGGCACCGGCCTTCAGCACGCTAGTGGATTTCACGACAGCGTTGAAGCTGAACTCCGCGAAATCCTCATCGGCGAGACTGACGTTATCGAACGTGAAATCGGTCTCCGGCAGATACAATCCGAAGCTCAGCTTGTCGGAATCATCGTAGGCGAGAACGAACAACGCCAGATGCTGCACCACGGGCTGCAACGGCACGACGATGCCGCCCTGGTCGCCGGCCCAGCCGCCAGTGACCTTCGTGATGGTGGCCGAATCACCCTGCACGGACGCGCCGGACACGGTGATGGTCGGGGCCTCGGTAGAACTCTTCGCACCGGCGACAAGCCACGTGTCCTTCGTGGTGGTGTCCCCGCCATCCTTGCTGAAGCTGATCTTGTTGTTGTTGGAGGTATGGCCGATATTCTCCCAATTCACGACGGAACCGCTGCCAGCGGCGGCAACAGTGCCACTGTTCAACAAGAACGAGGAAACTTTGGTTGGAAGAGCGGTCTTCGCGGGAGCCGTGAACAACGTACCGCGAGACGCCTGAATCAGACCATCGGCATTAATAGCCATAATGGTGCCTTTCTACTTGAAATTGATAAAAGAAAAGGCCCGACCGATACCGGTCAAGCCTTGAACGAATCGCGGGCAGTCACAACAGCCGACAGCCCATACTCCTTGACGTTCTTGCCTTGATTCTCTTTTGAATCAGACTGCCTCTTCTGCGCCGTCACAGACACGGTGCCAACCGTTCCAGCTGTCGTGGACTCCTCGAACGGCCAACCCTGCACCGTCTTATACAAGTGACGTGCAAAACCGTGAGGATCATTACAGTCAGCGGCCAAAACCGTGAACGTCACGCCGAAACGCCACAATCCACGGTCAAACTGTTCGGGAGCGGAAACATAATAGAGAAGAACCTGTCCACGTTCACCGTAAGCGTTCAAAGGCAAGTCAAGCTCGCTGCAAACCTTCACATCAGGCCACTCCTCGCTCGGATACGCCCGATTCAACAGTTCATAAACCAACTGTTCCGCATCAATTGACTCACGAACGTCAATGGCAAGACGCTGAAAAATGTTGTCCGTCACAATCTCACCCGACTCAACGAATCAAACATGATATGTTTTCCCGGAATACGCGCTCTCGGATCACGAGGCCCATACTTGTGCTCAAGCCACCGGTTGAAATAGCCGAACTCCAAATGCGGAGCGACCTGCGTGCCATCACGGCCCATGACGGACATGACAATCTGATGATGCCAGCCGACTTTGCGAACGGAAACCTCGATCCTATCCGCAACGCTTGAATGCGTAGCGGCCTCATTCGCCTTCGCGCGGACGGCAGACACGCTATGCACGGCGGCGCGGCGTGTAAGTTCCGGCCCATACATCTTCGCAATATCGGTAGCGACGCTACGTCGAACCGTGACCCTTCCCAACGCCACCCACCTCCTTCACCCATTCAGGCTCGGAAATGCCGCCATCAAGATAATCGCCAATAACAACACGACGTGCACGAACCTCCCAATGCCGGGAGAAACGAGAACCACTCCCACGCCACGTAGGAGCGCCGTCAGCATCGTAATAATCGCCCTTATACCAGATCCGGGAATAAATGTCGCCGGGCCATTCCCTCGCAATAATCTGCAAAGGAGTGACCTCTTCCAAACCGCCGGGGTTATCCGAAGATGGCGTCTTATCCTCAGCGCCGGAAATAGAGAACATGCCGGCCTGTTGCGCACGACCCTCAACACAGCAGATGACCTTCACCGGATCGCCAGTCTGCACATACTGGCCGCCGTGCGCGTCCTGAACATGCTTGCGAGGAATCACAACGACATAATCCGTGTCGAACAGTTGTTTCTGACCACCGTAATCGGTTTGGTCATCCTCGTAGAGGTAATGGCGTTCATTCGTATCATCGTCAAACAGAAACGCCATCATCAACCTCCATAACCGGGGTCGAAACCAAGACTGATGTGTGACATCGTGCCAGCGGATTCAGTGAAACCATTCAGAATCGACTTCTCCGCTTTCGACAAGAACAGCCGGGGACTTGGATCATAGCCAGGCTGATTCTGCTGCGGATCATGCTCCGTGTACGAGTAAGAACCGTTCGCTTCGGTTTTGAACCGGTTGAAACGTACTACGCGCAACACCATTTCGCATACGACCGACGCGAAATCACTTTCAGAGAGACGCCCCTTCTTCAAGCGCGTCCGAACAATCGGGCATTCGCTCAAACAGATGAGAGCAGCCTTGCGGCATTGAGCGGAAATCCAATCAGTGTCGAAATGCTCTTCAAATGAATCCGCGTCGGCGGAACCGTAGACGCGCATATACTTCAACCAGTCGATGTTGTCGATGATTGCCGTGCTCATACGCGCCTCCTAAATCATGCGGTCAGAACAGTTGCCTTCAAAGTGCTGTTGGACTTGACCAGCACAGGCAGTGCGGAAGCGTTCACAAGCGCCTCATAACCCGGATTGGTGCCGGTGGAATCCAACACGACACCAACAGGGCCAGCATCATATTCACGAGTGATGCCGTACACGGCCTTCTCCTTGGCCTGAGCGGTCGGGCCGAAAGCGGTGTAACCCATAGAAGTATCACCCAATGCCGGAATCAGCAGCACGGTGTTCTCAGGGAAGAACGACTTGACCTTGCCGGGCAGTTCAATCTTCATCTGACGCGCGTATTCCTTGTACAGGTCATCGACGATAACCACGTCACGAATGTCGGTCATCTGCACGAGCACGTACTTCAACTCGTCATCCTTCAACAGGTTCGGCAGCGAAGCCTTAGCGGTTGTCGGATAGTAGTACTTAATCATGGCGGCGTTCTTAGCCAACGCACGCCACACCTTCTTGGTGGTGAGCATGATGCTCGGAGCGTCACCTTCGACGGCATCAATCTTGTCAGCCCAGTCGCGCAAATCCTGAACAGGGTCCCCGCCATCAGCCCAAGTCTGACCAGAGTCCTTTGTGATGGTCAGGGATTCGTCACGCGCGTAATCCCATCCATTGTCGGAAGCGGAGCCGGACTTCGGTTCAATCTTCGCGTTCACGGCAGCTTCCACACGGTACATCTCCAAAGTGAACGCCAGTTCCTTGCCGAGACGCACGAACGCCTCACGCAGATTATCCGCGGCGGTAGGAGTGGCAACGACACCGTTGACTTCCGGGTCGATGGTGAAGCTCGGAGAAGCGACTCCCTTGACGATATCCTCTTCGGACACACGGTGGCGCTTGCGCAACGGCAGCATCTCCGTGTATTTCTTCACGCCACCGGCATGGGTCTCGTCATACGGCGCCTCGGCATCATATGCGGAGAACTCCATGGTGTCCACCTCGAAACGCGGCTGGTTCGGAACCCAACTCACGTTGACACCAGTCGGATTGTTCATATCGGTCAGAATCTGACCGAACGGCAAAGCGGAAGTGGCACCCTGATAAGCGCCAAGCACGATGCCGGACGCTTCGGCAGGGGTAATGAAATCCTTGTTTACCAGAGCCATTAAAAAGCCTTCCTATATAAGAAAACCCGCCACGATGGGCGGGTTGGAAAATAATTGTTTAGAACGACCGTCAGCCGAAAATGCCGGCGCTCTTCAAAGCGGTCTTCAAAGCGGCCACACTGTCCTCGGACGGAGTGGCGATTTTCTTCACGCCACCAAGAGCACTGGCGGATGCGGCGGGGAGAGTATATGAACCGGATGCGGCCCCAGTGGACAGCAGTTCAACATCGGAACCGGTACTGACGTCATAGGACAGAATCAGACCATCAACCTTCGCATTGTCGATAGTCACCGGCAGTTTACCCTTGTCAATCACGGCCATGTAACGCAAGCCGGAATCAACATACCGTTCCTTCAAACCCTTGCGAGTGAACTCGACCTTGACCTGAGACTCAAGGAAACCGGCAACCTTATTCTGACGGCCATCTTTTGCGGTCGGATCATACGGCCCAAAATTATTAGTGCTACCGATACGAGCCAGCGGAATACCGGAATACAGGTATGCGATAGTGTTCTCGTCATCGATGGACGCGAAGTACTTCGACTCGTTAGCGCCGCCCACGAACGTGGACAAGTCGAGAGTGACCTTCTTCACGCCGTCTGTAATACGGTTAAGCAGCCACTTCTGCTTATCCTGGGGCGCGGTAAGGTTCACCGTGCGAACCATAGCGTTTGCCATAGGTTTACTCCTTCTTGGAATCAATCAACGAATGCTTAAGCCCATATTCGTAACCGCTCTTCGCATCCCCCTGAGAGGGCGCGTGAACATGCGGCGCGGAATTGGACAAAGCGGTTTTCATGGCCTGTTTGCCCGTGTTGCGCGAGGAATCGTCAGCGGCATCATGCTCACCCGTTTCAGGCTTGCTCGGCATGAACTGCACGAACGAATCGGCCCATTTGATAATCTCGTCAGGGTCGGTTTCCTTGCACAAGGCATCGAAAGCCTCGTCCGTAATCTCAGGATGCTGCTTCTGCGCGGTCAGCCTGGCGATACGAACCTCAGCGTCAGCGAGACGGCCTTCCGTGTCGGCAAGCTTCGCTTCGGCGGCATTGGCACGATCACGATTCTCATACATCTTCTGCTCGTTCTCACGGGCCTGATGCTTCCACATGCCCAACTTCTCGGAAAGGTCATCCGCACCATTCTTTTGAGACGCCGTATTGGCGGCTACAGGAGAAGTGGCAGTGTCCTTCGGCTGCGCGTTCACGCCCGTTTCAGGCGCATTCGTAGATGCCGCCGTTTCAGCGGTATTGGTATTTTCATCAGCCATTAGGCTTGAATCCTTTCAATAGTGTTATGCGGCCTCGCCAAGCATCGACCGCATCTGGTTGAGCATGGTCTTCTGCCATGCCATAGCCTGTTTCAAATTCTTGGAAGGTTTGAACGTGAACGTTCTCCCCTCATAGCGGAAAGTCACTGGCTTACCGGCCTTCTGCACTTCCTTGTAGCGCCGGTTGAACTCGATTGCCCGATTCTCCATGCGACGGCATTGAGCCAACGTGGACTGACGGTCAGGCGTATGCCAAGCGTCCGAATCCTTCGACGGAACCGGATCAGGCGTATCCTCAGCATCCTCAGCGAGAAGCACGGGGCCAAGCTCTCCATGAGTTATCGTCTTGACCTTCACCTGCTTCAACGCCGATGAACTAGTGCCGCCAGCCTCGTCGTACAAGCGTTTCAAATCCTTCTGATTCAATTGGAATCCCGGATCATAGTCGCTGCCAGCCGGTGCGACACCGCAATGGCAGTTAGCGTGCAACGGCAGCAGGTCGGCAGTCGAATACCAGCGGTCAGCGGCCACAACACACAAGCCACACGAGCCGGTCTTGGACAGTTCAGGATGCAACACCCTGCGGTATTCCAAAACCTTGCTACGCCGATACTTGTCAAGCGTGGCACTCGTCTGCGCTCTGGACACGTCCTCGTCAACAGTGGTCTGCAACCGGTTGAACGCCTGTTCAAGCCACTTGTCAACCTCACTGAACAATTCATCGGTCTTATCAGGCCAAGACTGCGGGCGAATCGCAGGAGACTTGATAGCAGCGGAACGATACGAGTCAGCCGGACGTTGCGCCACAAGCCACGGATCAGTATTGTCACGCGGGAACACAAGACCTGGAACGTCACCCTTCGGATTGACGCCGACAAGCCTCAACGTCTCATCCGCATAGGAAACACCCAACCGGCGCACCTGCTGAATCAACGCCATCTCTAACAACGCCATGCGAGCCGCGACGGCAAACGTCATGCCATCATTCCACCAGTCAGCGGGAGTCAACATATCCCACATCCTGTGCGCCTGACTCACATACTGGTTCACCAAAGCGGCACGAGCCTGTTCAAGCGTGTCGGACAACGATTCAAGCGTTTTCCCAGACATCATGACCCAATCTCGCCTTCATCGACAAGCTCGACATCAACATTAGGCAAGCCATCCACAGCGGACTTGGTTTCATCATCCCAACCGGTCGCCGGTTCCACTGCGGCAACAAGCTTCGCAGTACTCTTATTCGACTGGCCGGAAACATTGAACTGGTCGGCAAGACGGTTCATATCATCCTCGGCAACATCCTGAGCCGTATAACCCATCTTGTGCGTGAGAATCGTCCTACGCGCCAACAGGCCGCTCTGATACAACAGTTGGCAAGCCTGAGCCTGCTCAAGCGAACTGGTCGTGTCCATCGGCTTCCACACCATCTCGAACTCGCTCTGCGAAGCCTTAGACCCATCCAGCGCCAAAGCCATACGAATCATACGGACAATAGGCTCAGCGTCAAGATCGTTCATGGTCTGAACCTTGAACTTCAACGTCTCACGCTTCAACTCCGCACCATTCGCGGAACCCTGCACATCAGGAGAGAGAATGTCCAACGGAATACCGGACACTGCGGCAAGCTGCTTCACGTCGGATATGATGATGTTCTGCAAGCCACTCGTATCCGTGGTCTGCGACTCCCAAATATCCACACCGTCAGGCAACTGCCATAAGGCCGCAGGCCCCATAGCAAAACGCTTCGAGTAGTCGATGGGATCACCAACCTCGGCAAGACCATTGATTACATCAGGGTCTTCCTCCGTATACGTCTGCGGTAAATCACCCTTGATAGCACGCTGACGGAACGCCTGCATCATCGTAATGCACAAGCGGTCGAACACCTCACGGTCGATACGTTTCAGCATCGGCAGATATGGCTCGAACAATCCCTGCCCGTCAACAGTGCTCAAACGGACAATAGGCAACGACTCGCATTCAAGCGCGTAATCGTATTCGTCACCCTTTCCGTCATCCCACTTCCAGTTAGTGCCCGGACTCCACGCCTTGCCCTGATTAATGAAATCGGACAAGTCGCTATCATTGGACGGATCTACAACGGTACGGTCTGACTCCCTAGAAGCAACACGCGAATACACGCGCTTTGCGAAACCATCATCGTCACGTTCGATACGGAACAAGGTAAGAGTCTCAACACCTTGCTTGTCATCATGTGAATACATGATCGCCGCATCATCATTGTCGGACATCCACGCTTCCCAAGGACTCAACGCCTTGATGTAACGACTCCCCTGCCCTTTTCCCACGATGGCGAACGAACAACCGTAATCCCCTTTGTCAGGCAACAAATGACGGCGGAGAATGAACGGCAGACCACACTGCTTCGCCATCTGGTCTGCGTCCGTATCCTTCAATGAGGAATCCTCAACCTTACGGAAACCATTAGGCTGCTGCCGGTCGGTCACACTCTCGCTGATACGACGTGCGAGATTCACGACACCCAACTGGCGCATCAGTTTGTAAACGGGAGCCGCGTTCGGGTCAACACCCTGCGGAACACTGCTCTTGTCCACCATCTCCTTGCCATCCTTGAACAACTTCAACTCGGCAATATCCAAGAGACGGGAACCCCACTCCTGCGCCAACGACGTAATCACGTAAGCATCATCGTCATCGGAGGAGGCCCCGTCGATGATTAGCTGCAATTCGGCCACTGGGCACTCCTTCTAAACATGTTCAGTAGATTCTCGACGGCGCGTAACGACGCTTCTCGTCAGCCAATTCCAAATACTTTCCACGAGCCGTATAAGCCAACAGGCCAGCCATGCACGCATCAATCTTGTCCGGCGAATTAGGAGACTCCTTATAAATCGCATACCCAGTACGAGTCTCCCGCCTACGCGCATTACGGAAATGATTCACCAATCGCGGATCGGCAAGCAACGCTATATCATCCTTGATGGGCTTCGACTTACGTTCAGGCTCCGTATACGGGTATCGGAACGCGGTATGAGCGTTATCCAACGCAACCTGCATGTCCTTATACCAGTTGTTAGTCCAGAACTTGATCTTGTCGCCACCCTTACGTGGGCCGACCTTCAACTTCTTCCCGTAATCCTTCTCCCAGCCGCCAATCATCTGCTCGAAATAGGCGACATCAGCGAAGAATCCGACAACGTTGTAATTGTCCATCATCCAACGAACCATGCCGTCGAACGCATCACGGTTCACACGCCAAGTGGCCTTCTCGGGACCATCGGGCGCGGATTCAAGCTTTATCAGGAACAACATGCCATCGGACACGCGGCAACCCACAAGTGCCGTCGAATCATCCGACACGGAACCATCGAACCCCAACGTGATAGGCTCACGTTTCGTCACGAACCGTTGCCACGCGCCATCCAAACGAATCGAATTGAACGCGGTGTGCATTTCATCCCGATACAGCATGTGGGATTGAATGTCGGACTCCGTAAGCCAAGCATCATGCACGCTCGACAAAGTGTTGAAATAGTAGCGCATCGAATCCGCAGGGTCTGAATCAGGCTGGTAAATCTGATCCATCTGACCATTCAGGTCAATCCACCCATCCTTCGACGGGCCAAGCTCACCATCCCAATACGTGTGCCCCTCGGGGTCAACACCATCAGCATTCAACACGGTCATACGACCATCCGGCAATATCAGATGATCCTTACCGTCCGAACTCTTCGCACTCGCACCATACGCGACCTGCAAGGCGCGGAGAACCTTCTTCTCGTCAGCGAAATCATCCAAGTCGATGTTCGCATACACATGGTCGAAGTAGATGCCGCTACGATGCTTGATTTTGCCCGAAGCGGTATCCCACGCATACTTGTACGATGTTTCAGCGATGGACTCTTCGCCCGGCTTGTACATGGTGGACGTTTCAAGAATCCACGGGTCTGCATCACCTTTACGTTTGCCGAGGTTACGTTGAACGGTCTTGTACATGTTGCGAAGCTTGTTCGTGTTGTACAAGTGGGTTTCATCACAAGCGGCGAACGTTTCCAAACCGCCATCCTTGGACGCGGCACCACTCGTGGTGGGAACAATCTCCCCACCCTCCGGCAAGCCGATACGGGTACGACCAACATCAAGGCCGACACCCTTCAACTGGCTTAAAGGGCCTTGATCGCAGTTGTAGTAAATCGAATCGAAAATGTTACCAGTCTGGCCTTCGGCGGTAGCCAAGCAGAGAATCTGCGGCATCTGCACCATACGTCCAACAGGCTCACCCTTCGCATACGGGTAGACCTCGCCCAGAAACTCGTAAGTCTCCCCTTCTTCCGCCCAATGGTCGAACCTGCAAGGAGCCAAACCCTCGAACGCGCAAATGCCAGCGGCCTTACCGGACTTGTTCTTACCCTTCGCACGCGAATAAAACACACGATTGAACCGGCGGGTACCCCACTCGGTCAACGCATAAGCGTGAAGCATGAACACGTACTCGTCCATGTCGAACGCCTCAGGCAAGCCAACACCGCCACCACGACCAACACGGAAGAAAGTCTCAATCCACCAAACCGCGAACATTCCCATCGAACGAGTCAAATCCTCGCCATGCAATTCGGGAATGCGCGTATGCATCAGGCACCACCATCAATGACACGCAAACCCAATGCGGAAGCACGCTGCCTGTTCCGTTGAACGTTACGAGCACCCTCAGTATCGCCCTCATACGCGGAAGCCTTCATATCGTCAGGCTGCGGAGCATCGAACTTCAACCTCACACGAGCTTCGGGTGTAATGCCCAACGTGGCCTCACGCTGACGAATCTCGGAAGCCAACATCCAACGGCCCTTAGTCTTCGGACGCCAGAAATCATCCTTCAACAACGCCAAATCCTGAACCGCGTACCAGTCGGCCTCAACACCCATACGCTGAGCCAACGGACTGACACGAAGCGACTCATACCACTTCTTCGTCCGTTCAAGCCACTCCTGCCCATCAGGGCGAACAGCAGGAAACTCCAAACCCATCGGACTATCAGGCGCACGAAGAATCGGATTCTTCGACTTCTGCGCACCACGACCATTACCAGCCACAGCCAGCCTCACAATCCGCCCGTTTCAGGCAATACGCGAAGCTAGGACGTTCCACCCTCGCAACGCTTGTGAACCAGCAGACGATTCGCCAAAGTCGCACTATGCGACTTCTCCAACGGAACCTTCCACACGAAAGCGGCACCATCGGCACCACTCGAACCAACATCAACCAGCTCATGGCATTTCGCGCACAAGCCGCCACACTTCTCAACCACCTGAGAATCAGTAAAAGACTCAACAACAAGCTCGGACTCAAGCTCGGACACGTCAACCGGACGCACGTACATAGTCGTTTCAGGCTTCACCGGCAACGATTTATCATCATCACGAGCACGCTTATACGCCACACGGCAACGCCCAGAACAAAACAACTGGTCGGAACGCTTCGGATCAAACCACGTATGGCATTGAGGACACATGCGCTGACGCAACGGCTTCAGCGGAGACCCCGAATAACGGTCACGGTCGTAATGCGAACGACACAATCCCTTCGCACACACCGGATTAGCGCAACCGGCAACCGCGCACATGAACTCATTCACTTGAAAGCCGGGTGAGAATACCAACGCTTCTCCCTCCGACTCCTACCCTTCGCACGACGAACCTCAGCAGACTCACCCTCGGTCTTCCGCTGATGATGCCAACGACACAACACCCACAAATTCTCAGGACGATCATCATCATGGACGGGATTACGAACCTTATGGTCAACCTCATTCCCATACCGTCCGCACAGGCGAACATTCCCGTAATCATCCTTGACCGGCCACTGGCACCTATGCCCATCCCGTTCAAGAATCATCGCACGGACACGCGGCCAATCAGGATTGAACCGTTCATCACGATGGGAACTAGACCACGCCACAATGCCTCCACAAAAACAGGGTTGGCCGGTGCTGAGCAGGAAAACACGCCAAAGGGGAAACATCCCAGCAGGAAAAGTTCTCAGATCAACCAACCCAAGTGCTCCGGGAGGGATTCGAACCCTCACACCCTACAGGTAGCGCATTTTGAGTGCGCCGCGTCTACCATTCCGCCACCAAAGCAAAAGAACAAGCGTCCCACACTCCACCCACAACAGGAGCATGGGACGCTCGTTCAACCCCCAGAGAGCCATAAGGAACCAATGGCATCATCACAATGGCTTTTTACCGCCAGCCACGGCGCGCGGATGCTGAGGGAGTCGAACCCCCGAACCGTTCCCGGTCGCCACCTTAGCAAGGTGGTGCAATAAGCCACTCTGCCAAGCATCCAAAATGCAAGAGCCGCCGCAGCGACTCAGGAGACTGTTCCCGCAGACTAGGCGGGTCAGCTAAAACTAGAGCCGCCACAAGACGACTCCGAAGACCTTTCCCACAGCCTGTGGGTAGGCTGAGCACAGCATGTTGGACTCGAACCAACATCGACGGTTTTGGAGACCGTAATGCTACCGGTTGCACCAATGCCATATACCCGACTTAGTTAACGTCCAAGTCGGAAAGACGTTTGGCATGGTGGAATGGGCTTTACCACCAACGGCAAGGAACGTGAAACATCTATGCACCCGTTTGGCCGTGCCTCCCCTTCGGTCATCAACCACCTGATTAAGGCAGGGAGCCTCTTATCCCCCACATGTTCCAGCGGAGATATTCGAGCAATGCCATCGATCTCATAGGCAGCTACCCCATGAAACCTAGAGCAAACCCCGGGAATCGAACCCGGCAACCAAAAGGCTGTGCCAACAGGATTGCAGACCAGCCCAAAATAATAGGTACGAGTCCATGTAAGCCACGTCCGGGATAGACTGGTCGGATTCCACTGCTGACTGCATCACACCTAGGATACTCACGCTACGCGCAATGAGTGATAGCAGCCAGATATCGATGCGGACCCGAGCTGCGCTCTACCGCCATCAACATCAATCCAAGGAACATTATACACAATATGTAGGGTGCAGAAACGGTTGCAACCACTAAATATGTGAAGACTTCGTAAGTAACGGGTAATCCAAAAATGTTCCAGCGAGCATTCAGCGTCAGCACTAGAGAGCAAGCGGCCCCGGCTTTTTGACCCGGGGGGAGGCTCCCCCACGGGGGTGGTTGTTGTATGTGCAACATCAGTACATGTGTTCTATCGAACGTCTGTTCGCTCGAATGTTTGTTCGCTTGCGGTGTGGCGTGTCGTGTGCTATGTGCGGGCACGTTCCTTTGTATGCGATCATGTCCGTGCCCGTCGTGCCCGTCGTGGTCACGTCGTGGCTGTGGCCGTGGCTGCCGCGTCCTAGGCGTCACACCCGCCGTGCCGTGCCCTGGACGTCGTGGCCATCGCTGTGGCGTCCGACGTCTTTGTGTCGCCGTCGTGTGGTTGCGACACGCCGATGAATGCTAGTGTTTGCAATGGTTTTGGTGTGGTCTGTGTTGACTCAATTTGCCTTACGTTTGTAAGGCGTGTATAGTGAGAGCCATCAAGCAAACGACAACGAAAGGAACGGAGATGAACGAGAGGCCACCACCACGAAGGCCACCACCGCAAGGACGGTGACACGAAGCCCCCCTAACAGGCGCGGCATGGATGATTGACAACTGAAGAGTGGACGCGACAGAGACGCGACGGAATGCGACTAGGCATGATGCACCCTCACACCATGCAAGGCTGAACCGTCGTCGAGTCGCCAACGTGGCGCGGTGTCCGGCATGGAATTGTCCCGCGCTGTCTGAGTGGTCTACAATGGCATCTAATCCAAGTTAGGAGTAGGGCCATGGGATTGAAAGAATTGAGAATGAAACGCGGGTTGACGCAACGAGAGCTAGCCGAAAAGGTTGGCATGTCAGGCGGCAATATCGCGGCTATCGAGTGCGGTAGGCGCTCTGAGGCTAACTTAACCTTGGCCACTGCGATAAAGCTGTGTGACGCCTTGCGTGTTGCTAATCCGCGTAAGTTACTTGATTCTGATTCTGAAACTTCGGCAGATTCTAAGTAATCCGCCAGGGCTATCGGTGCTCTTTATGGGCGCGGTAGTCCACGAATGAGTTGAGCCGGATAGGTGCAACTATCCGGCTCGATTGCTCAGTAATTATTAACCAACTAACTAACTAAGCCCTCTTATTCTAGCAAGGGGGCTGGAATGGAGTGTCAAAATGTATACCGTTGATGAGACCTACAAGAATATCGAAGCCGAGTTCAAGCCCCGCAGCAAGTGGGACCAGGGCGTGAAGGATACCGCGTTGGCATTGCTTGATTCGCTCGACATGCCCGAAACGGTTCTTCCCGAGCACTTCGGATCGCGTCGCGCGCTGTTGCTGAACGGCGCGGACAATTGGCGGGAATACAGTTACGGCGGGTGCGCTCTCGTGTGCAACGTGGATATCGCCGCCCGGTTCTTCACCCCGTCCGAAATGCGCCGGTATATGGCTGATGGTCATGATGCAAGCATGGCGTTCCGTGGCGAGCCTCTGCTTGACTTGCAGGCGCGTGCCCTCAGCCAGGCGGAGCGTGTTATCAGCCGGTACGCGCGGGAACACTGAGGGGCAAGTCATGTGTGAGAAGTGCCCCATCGATCAACGTTACCCGTACTACGGTTTTCCTGTGACGCCAGATTCCCGCAAGCTGCGGGATGAGGCCGAGCGTTACCGTGAGATCGCTATCCGCTGTTTCGTTGCCGAGAGCGATTGTGCCGACGTGAAGCGGGCGGATGCGCTGTGGCGTGAGATGTGCCGTGCCGGTGATGATGCGCGGTTTCTGTGCAGCAATGCGCGTCGTTTGGAGATGGAAGAAGCCCTACAGTGTCGGGCTATCGAATATCCCAATTGTCCTAATCGCAAGCGTATGCGCTGACTTATTCCAGGCTTTCGGGCGTGAGCCTATCAAATCACGCCCATATAGCCCGTTCGGGCATTACATTCCAACACAATCGAGGTGCTTTAAAAATGTCTTTTGTTACAGTTGATTTTCCTGATATTCGTGAATCTGATTCCGCAGAGTATGCGTATCTCGCCAACGTGTACAACACTACGTATTCACACAATCAAAACGCTTGGCGTTCGCCTGATGAAAACAGGCTTGACGGAACCACGTATGCCGCGTGGTGGTTGATGGATGAATACTATACGCGCGGTGAACATGCCATGATTGGTGAGTGCCGCCGCCTGTTAACGAAACGTTGCCGTGCGGAACTGCACAGCGAACACAATAGAGAGTTTTGCACCGGATTCTACACGGTTGTTGATTCCGTTCTTTCCAAGTGAGGTGTTCGCAATGCGTAAGAAGATTACTCTGCTTGTTGCCGTGCTTGTTGCCGTGCTTGTTGGCCTGTTGGCTTTCGGCGTGGCTTGTTCACCAGCGCTTTCCAATCAGCCGGTTGCCGATCCGCATGGCACGCCAGAGCAGCAGTGGACGTGGTGGCGCGAGACTTATGCCACGAAGGATTACGGCCAAGCCGACCTAGCGAGCTACCGCGAGTTGTCCAATATCCCGCAGTGCGGCATGGAGGACGGTAGCACTTCGGACGGTTACGAACGTATTTGCGAGTGGCGTGGAAGCGTTGACGGCAATCAATCCGGCACGTCATATGTGCTCGTGAGTGGCAGCAAGGTTTTGGAATGGTGAAACCGCTCAGGGCCGTGCGGTGAACGGCCCATCAAATAATCAAGTTTTCATACAAGGGAGTTTTAAAATGTCGAACAAAGTTAACGGTCTGTGGGCAGTCAATTCGTCCAGTGTCTTCATGTTTTTCGATTCCGTCAATAGCCCGAGCGTGTGGCGTTTCGAGATGAAGGATGGCGTTGAATCATGGCGGATGATTCCGGGCGTGAAGAATGCTCAGGCGGTGCGTGGTGTGGCCGCCGCATATCGTGCCGATGGTGGCACGTGGCTTGACCCTAACGGCTCTGATTACGCTCAGGCGGTGAGTGAGATTGGTGATGTGCCGTTGATCGTGGAGCGTGGCGATTGCATGGTTTCCTCTGATTGTGGGGATTATACGGCGCATGGCGTGAGCCTGTCGGACGCCGACCGTGAGCATGGTTGGGAATTGTCTTACAGTGATGGCGGCATGGTTGTGTCACGTGACATTTCATTCCTCACCCCGGCCGAGCGTGACCATCCTGAGATGTGCGAAACCTACGATGATTTGCCGGTTGTCGCCCCTGAACCGCAGGCGGTTGAGCCTGAACCGGATACGGTTGAGATTCCTGAAGTGCCGCCGATTCCGTCCAATGATACGCCGAAGGTGATTGCGCAGCATGGCGTCAAGGCGCGCGTGGTCACGATTCCAGGTGGCAAGTCGGTCAAGGAGTTGGCTGTCGTGTTTGGTGGATATGCGCACAAGCCGCGTCGCTTCCGTGATTCCAAAGGCCGTTGCGTCGCATATGTCGCGTTCGACGGTAAGAGTGGCGTGGTTGCGTACCGTGACTATTACCAGCGTGGCAGTGACCAAACGTTGGAAGAGTCCGTGGCCGCGTACCTCTCTCAGCATGAGATTGTCGAGGTGGCATGAAATGTCACGTGTCGTCATCACAGCACAGCAGGTCAAGGCCGCTTTGGATGCTACCGGCTATTCGTCCATCGACTCGAATATTCAAACCGTGTTGAGGGAGATCGGCAAGCGTCCCGCATTGTTGACCGCGTATCTCAGCACGGTTATCAACGCGGCTGCCGACAATCTGCCTGATCCGCGTCATATGGATTGCCTGTTCTGAAAAGTTTGGCCGGACGGTACTAGGAATATCGTCCGGCCATTGCAAACAGTAATTAACTCAACCAAACCATTTGCAAGGAGATTCTACCATGTCCCGTCATTATTACGCTGTTTATTGGCCTTACGGTGTCAACATTTCCAATTTCGACCATGAGCCGATTGGTACTGTTGTCCCATTCGATACGACTAAAGCGCGTGACGCTTACGTTTCTGCTGACCGGTTCGACGGTAATTTTCATAGGAGCGTGCCGGATTATCGATTGACGCGCAAGATGATGCTTGGTGCGCTGAGAGAGTTCCGTTCGTTGGATTCCAAGGGCTATGAAGGTTGGCGTGTGGATGGCGTCTTCTATGAGTCTCTTGGTGATGCGTACAAGGCGATGTTCGATGCTGATGCGCAGTTGCGTTATGAACTGTTCGGTGACGTTGATTCGAGGGAGGCGTGAGTGTCATGGAAACATTGAAATTGTGGGCTGATTTTCATGTTGGTCAGCAAATGTATGCATATGACCATTTTGATGTGGTCGAGCGTAAGCGTTATTGGCGTCCCGTGTCGAAAACGTATCTTGTGTGCGCGTGGCTGCGTGACTTGATTCGTGGGATGCGTTACGCGCGCTTGGGTGGATTCCAGGGTTGGCTGTACTGCGTTGTCAAGGATGGCGGGTTCACCACTCAGGAGTTCATGGGTCTTAATGACGAAATCGAGGTGTTGTGATGATTGACGTGAATATGCTGCCGCGTGAGCTTACCGGCTATGTGGGTCATGTCTGCGGCCTGTGGTTCGGCAGTTATTTTATTGATTTTGAGCCTGTGTTCGTCCATTCCACGGCGGGCATCATCGGTGAACTGTACGAATACCTGGTGGATACGGTTCAGGACAATTCGATGAATGGCGGCTTGGATTATGAGGATGCGGAAGAGTACGCGAAGTTGGCGGCTACCGTTCCGTGGTCTATGGAAGAGATTGACCGCGTGGCGGAACAGTCTTTCCGCTACGTGTCTGACCGAACGTTGCAGGTGGCTTACGCCTTGTGTGTCCTCACTTTTGATGCGATGTTCCCGCAGAAAATCGAGGTTGTCAAACCGGACGTGCGGGAGACGTTGTTGAGCGTGGCGTTCCCGCATGATTGGCAGCGCCGCATGGCGGAGTCTGACCATGATCGCGTGAGCGCGTATCGCATGGGTTTGGAATGCGTGACGAAAGCGTATGACAAGGTTTTCGACCGTCTTGGGGAGGCTGACTGACATGACGCGCAGTAGGAACAGACGGCTTCGCCTCATCCCATCGCACCTTCCGCTGATCCGCGACAAACTCGCGGAATACGAGCGGGTCGCATTAAAGAAGGAGATGGCTGCGCACTCGCAATACGAGCGGAGCATGGAAGCGGCTTGGAATTTCGCTGATAATCTCGCCGTCGCGCAGCTTTGGTGGATCAGCCGGGACATGACGGCGCTGGCGGAAGATACCGTCCGGGCAGGTGATTTCCCGAAATCGGAAGCGCCGGCGCAAAGCGGGCTTATCTTCTTCGACGGGGATGTCCAAATGGTCAGATTCCCCGTGACCGACGACGCGACGGGAAGGAAGGTCGGAGACGCCCATGTGTCGGCGCTCTTCTGGCAATGCGACGGCAACGGCGATATCGAATTGATGGGATTCACGGACCATCCATGCGCTCTGAAGGAATGCGACGCGAAATCATTCTCACTGCCGGTCATCAGATTCGCCAACGGCATTTTCAATGAGCATGTCGGCGGTTTCCGATGGTTCGGCGATCTGCTGCGCGCGGTGTGGGCGTTGAGCGCGGAACCGCATATCTGCGAGGCGAAACCGGCGAAACCCGATATGACGCATCCGCTGCCGCAGCGTTTCGACCCGGAAATCCGCAAGGTCAAGATGCTGGTGCTGCGTGAGAATCTGCATCGTCCAGGTGAAAGCTCCGACAATGACGAACAAGTGCGACGCGAATACACCCATCGTTTTATCGTGCGTGGTTTTTGGCGTAATCAGGCGTATGGGCCGGACCATTCGCTGCGCCGCCGCCAGTGGATACCTCCGTTCGTGAAGGGTCCTGCCGACAAGCCTTTGATCTGCAAGGAGACGGTGCGCATATGGAAACGGTGAGCGACATGATCGCCGGTTTTCTCGCCGGCCTGACGCCGGGTACAAGGGCGCAGTATCGGATCGTCGTATCGCGATGGCTCCGCTGGTGTGCGGATAACGGCATCGACATGCTGCGGGCGAAGCGCACTCATATCGAGGTGTTCGCCGCCTATGACGGCGGCATGCGGCCAGCGGCGAAGAACACGGTGTGCAGGAATCTGAGCGTCGTTTGCTGCCTCTACCGCTATCTCTGCGAGGAGGGGTATATCGACTGCAATCCGGGCGAGCATGTGCGTAGGCCGAAACTGTACGGTCATTCGGATGGCACGTACCTCACCCGCGAGCAGGCTAGGCTTTTTCTGGCCGAAGCACGCGGTATGGGTGCGCGGACGGATGCCCTGTGCAGTCTGCTGCTGTTGACCGGCGCAAGGGTCGGCGAGGCGCTCGGATTGGATGTCGAAGACTGTCATCTGAATGACGGGCGTCCGTGGGTGCGGTTCGACCGCAAGGGCGACTGGTCTCAGCGCGTGGCCATTCCCTCCGAGGCGTCCGATGCTCTCGCACGACTCGTTGGCGGACGTAGGCGTGGTGCGGTGTTCCGTGAGGATTCCGGCGCGCGTCTGCGACAGCAGACCGCCGTGGGCATCGTATCGTCCGTGGCATTGCGCGTGGGCGTGCCCGGCATCTCGCCGCACTCGCTGCGGAGGACGTTCTGCACGCTCTCCCGTGACGCTGGCGTACCGGACAGGGACATCATGGCCGCAGGCGGTTGGAACAGTCCGCAGATGCTCGACTATTACGACATGTCCCGTCGCGGGCTGAATGGCAAAGCTGGCGACGGATTGCAGGATTACCTGGGCAAGGAGGATTGATTTCCACGACACGCCCGACTTGAAATGATACCAGTGGTATCATATACTTGTAACCACAAGACGGGAAGCGCAAGGCATCCCCACAGACTCAAGGAGACTGAAATGATTACCATCCGAATCGAAAAAACCAGAGGCCACAAGTGGAATGAGACTGGCACATTCGCACTGGAGTTCCCGAAGTCGGAACTCCGCCATCGCGTCTATGATTGCCAGCTCGACAAGGACGGCGAAACCGAAGACGCATGGCTTTGCATCCCGTCCGAACGGCTCCGTGCCAAGTATGAGCGGCTCGTCGCTGACGAGGAGTCCACGCAATCCGATTACGACAAGCTGTACGAAGAGCTTTCGGCTTACTCCGACACGTTGACCACCGAACAGCTCATGGACTGGTTCATCGACCTGAACGATCCTGAAACCATCAGCGGATGGACCGAGCGCATCGAAGCCCACAACGCCTACATCGACGTGATGGAGCCGAACAATGCGGTGCTCAGGAACCCGCTTGACGTGGATTCGACGTTCCATATCCGCATCTACGATTACTTCATCGATTTCCATGAGGATAGGGAGATTGTGGACGACTTGGAGTTCACCCCGTCCGACGTGGATGCGGATGATTGGACGGAGGACATAAAACGGTGTCTTGAGGAAAACGGGTGGCGTCTTGACTCCAAGATCGGAACGGATTCCGATGATTCCGATTTGCTGGTGTTCGATTGCGTCAAGGCGTGACGTATTCCGCTGAAAATCGTTGTTCTGCCGGTTCCAGCGTGTTTTTCATGCTGGAGCCGACGTTTTCCGTGTTTTCATGATTGTCTGGAGGTTTGATGACGTTTGGATCGAAGGCCGCTTTTCGTGCGGCACGGGAGCGATGCGGCATCAGTCAGAAGATGCTTGCCGACCGTTTCGGCAATGCCGTGTTGACGGTGAAACGTTGGGAGAAGCCTGGCGAGGCGGACCCACCGGCAGACGCGCAGGCATGGTTGGAAAGTATGCTCACGCAGCATGTCGAAGCGGTCGAGGCCGCTTTGGATGCGGTGAACGGGATTGAGGAAGTCCAAGGCAACCCTCCTGACCATGTTGACTTGCTCTACTATCGTTCGCAGGAACACTACGACCGTTACGGACGGGACAAAGGTGATTACGCCATCGTTAATGCCCGCAGCAGGGAGATAGCCGCGATCCTTGAAGCGCAGGGCATCGAAGCGCGGTTCCGTTATCCAGAGGATGATGAAGCCGGTTTCCAACGTTTGGCGAACACTCGCTAAACGCATTTGTTGTTAACAGGGCCATTGTAGACCACTCAGACGTTGCCTGACGCGGTTTGTAACCAGTTGTCCAACAATTCGGCTTCGTTGACTGGCTCGAAACGCCATGCGTCTAATCCGACGTTGATCTCATTGTGATGCCTGCCGAACTCAAGCGGGTCATGCGCGTGCGTGTGTCCGTGCAGGAGCAGAGTGTTGTTCATGCGTGGTATCGCGTATTCGGCTAATTCCGGCGCGTTCCAATTGGTTGAGACTGCGCCTAGGGGTTTGCTTTGCGTGAAGTCTTCACGCCATTGGAAGTGGCTTAAAAATACCGTGTGTGGATTGTTGCCCCACCCGTCTCTGATTTCAGTGATGCCGACCATTCCGACTTCCACGAACACGCTTGCCAACTTTTCCAGCGTGCGGGTGGAGCTGTGCAGTTCGTGGTTGCCGAGAATCAGATGCCTGTTCTTGCGTGGTACATGCAGGTTTTGGATGCGCATTATCGCTTGGTCTACGCTCCACGTACCACCGGAACTGATGTCTCCGAGGATGTAGAGTTCGTCTTCCTCTCCAACATACGTGTTGATCGCGCGCACAATGTCGGCATCATGTCTCCGCCAGTCAACACAGTTCTTGAGCGGCTTATGCTCATGTTCGGCCTGTTGTTTGATCGATGCATCCTTAGCGTATCCGGGTAGCGCGTATCCGCGTAGCGCGGCCACGAACGGATGCGCGAAATGCAAGTCACTAGTGAACCACTTCATCCTTAACACCGTCCTATTTCATTATCCATCCCATACTGCTTATCCCATTTACCCAATGCTTCCAAAATGTTCGGCAGTCCAAAATAGTCGTAGTATTCGCTGTAACGTTCGCCGCTTTTCGTCTCGAATGCGATGGTAAGCATTTCGGGGTCATCGCCACAGGTTTCGCAGACCGCTTCGCAGAATGGCGAATAATCGTAGCCGACTACTCGTACCGGCTGATCGTCGCTTCCGTCGAACAGTTCCGGTGATTCGACTTGCAACACGCGCATCAGCAGTTCGTTCGTTGATTTTCCAGTGGTGTTTTCCGTCATACTCCCCTACTTTCCGTTGACTTCGATTACCAGTTCCGTGTCACCATGAACGGTCGCCTTGATATCGTCGTTAAGCTGATTCGACAGGTGCATGATGATGTCAGTGACAGTTTCGTAATTCAGTTTCGGGGCAATGGTGATGTTCCCATAGCCGTCGGGCACGGCTTCGATATCGTTGCTGTACACTGGCATGGAGTATTGATTACGATACCCGCCAATGCGAGTAGTGGTATCCAGATTGGTGCCAATACCCATATCCATGAGTAGGGGAATTGGCCACTGATTTTCAACAGTGCCAACATGCCTGATAGCAGTAGGAGGATTGGCGTGCAGTCGATGTTGACTCGCATTATTAGTCCTCCGTGTAGAAAGTGAGCGTGTGGAGCTTTTTCTTCGCATCCAATTACTCTCCGAACATGCCGTACTGTTTCACCGGTTCGATCACGTCGCGCATGTGATGCGCATGATAAGTGATGGTCTTGCCCTTGTCGGTGATGCTGATGGTGGCGGTCATTGGATGATTTCTTCCACTAGGCTGATGTTGCTTGCCTGAACCGTCTTGCTGATGCCGTTGTACAGGTTTTTGAACGTGAATGAAAATGGTTTCATGCAGTTCTCATCTTCGAAGTCGATGATGCATTCCATGTCATCCCAACAGTCAATCCACGGAGAGCCGACCAGTCTGGGGTTGGCATGAGTGTAGACGATGACGCCTTTCTCACAGTCGGTATACGAGTATGCGAATCCGAGTTCTTTAAGCTTGACGGCGTATGGCGGATTCGATAGGTCGATTTTCACTTTGCATCCTTTCCGACGAGTCCCCAAATATCGTCCACTGGATTGGTTTGCTGCATCAGCATGTACACGTCCGCGATACGGTAGATGGGATGCCGCCCTTCCTTGCGTACCGGGGTGAGCTTGCCCCTGTGCGCCCATGATTTCAACGTGTTCGCGGATACGAGGTATCCAGCCTGTTGGAGTTTGCTTCTAATGTCCGAAGCAGTCCCCGTGTAAGTGCTGTGTTTGATCTTGTCTTGCATGAGTGTCCTCAAAAAGTTGATGTTCCAAACGTTCCTGCATCCACGGCATTTGACTTGTTTTGCCGTCTCGTCAGCCGATAGTGGCATGTTGCAGTCGGTGTTGGGGCAATTGCCCAAGCTGACAGTATGGCCTTGATTCAACAGGCGCTGGCACTTGTCGCGTGCGATGCGGATTTCAAGCGCGTACACGGGTGTTGCCGTTGAGCATAGGCACGCGGGTTCGCCTTGCTTGTTTTTCTTGACGGCTATCCGCTGCGCCAACACGTTCAACGGATCGTGATTCAGGTATTCGACGCCTAAGCATTTAGCGAACGCGGATAGTGTGCCCCACACGCTATCCATGTGTTCGTCACCCTCATACAACAGGTCGAACACTTGCTCTCGCAATGGCGGATTATCAGAGTATCCTCCCCCGCCACCGTTAGCGTCATGGTTCTTGTTGATGCGGTTCATCTTGTCGGTTTCCAAGTAGCCGATGTTCTTCGTGAACCATTCCAAGTCGGCTAGGAGCCGCTGTTCACATTCAGGGCAGAGTTGCCTGGTATCGTCTCGTTCACGCCCGCAACGCAACAGTTTGCAGTCAGCCAATCGCACGCCTTCCAAAATCATGGTATGTTGATTCCGCACCGGTGCCCGAAGGCGTGCGATTAATGCCGGAACATGTCTAGTATACCGGTTGCACCCAACCTTGCAACCGGTATTGGATTAACGTCTCAAACAGTCTCCCGCTTCCGTTTTCTCTTGGTAGTAGTTGCGTTCGTAGGCCGCCTGTTCCTCACGGCTGAAATGGTGGAATGTCGGACGATGCGCAAGCTTGTATCGGCGGTTGCATTCCAAGACTTGCTCACGGTGGGCCATCCGCCACTGTCGCGTGTGCTCACGTTTCCGTGCGAGCTGTTCCGCAGTAAGCTTGACCGGCTTTTTCGACGCTTTCGCCTTCTTCTTTCCGACTGGCGGCTTCTCAGACGGCTTGCGCCTACCACGACGAAGAACTGCTATGTCAACCGCGAACATTTTCATGATCTCGTCGGCGGTAGGCTCATTCATTCCGTTTGCTCCAATGATTTGCAGTAGTCCTCTCGATCACGTACAACACGACGGCCTCATTGTTGTCCAATGCCAGTGGGTTCGCTGCCGTGACGTTGATGATTTTCCACCCATCATCCAGATAGTCGATGAGTTTAGAATCATTCTGCACACGCACACCGTTACCGGTGAACTTCGTGTATACGGGGATTAGCTCATGTTCCATTATTTCGTTTCCCCGTCCTTGCCGCTAGCATTGTCCCAATCGCAGGAAAGACCGCCTCCCCCCTTGTAGACGTTGAACCTGATGCATGTCACGGCCCTACCGTCGTGCAACTCGATTCTGCACTCATCGACAGCGAAGTCGCCTCGCACATCAATGCAGTCACTACCGCCTTCAACATCGTCAGCATCCGCTTCGTTCTCGCATCCGGCCAGCGGGAAAACCATCGCTACGGCCATAAGCACGGCCATTAGCCCTCGTTGAATATTCTTGTTTCCTATCATTTCGTCTCCTTGATTGTCTTATCCCGTCGATTTCGACGGGTTTGAATGTGGTCTAGAAGTGTTTTGCCATCCAGTCGGCGATGAACAACGCGACGATCGACGCAAACGACGCGAAAGAAAGCAAACCGAAGACAATGGTGAAAACAATCAAAACAGCCTTCATTCCGTCACCGCCTTACGTGCCACTTCGAGCACTTCTTTCGCCCGCGCGATGTAGTCTTCCTGATATCCGCAGATTTCACCGGCGTAATCCCATGCATCGTCTTCGTCCTTCGCCACATAGTCGCTTTCGATGCCATCCCATTCGCAGCTGTTCCAGCAGAGCCGTTTCGCCACGGCCTCCACCTCGGCGTCGGTTGGTGGAGCGGAACGTCCGGCCATGTACGCTGTACCGGCAAGCTCACGAACCGTCTGAAAAGTCAAATCATCATCCATGCCACGCTCGTAAGCGTTGGCCTCGTCAAGCATGATGCTCAATTAGTCCTCTTTCCGTTAGCTTTGACCATGGCCCACAGGATTTCGCTTGCCGGACGCCTCCTGTATGACAGGTCGTTGTAGGACTGCACATAGTCGAGAATCAGTTTCGAGCCGGTCGAATCCGGTGTCAGAATCGCGTTCACTCGCGGCGGCACCATCTTCTGCCATACGATCTCGTCACACAGTTCCTTCGTGCAGACCAGATAGTTCTGATCGCCGTAGAACGTCAGTCCGTTGCCGCTAGTGAAGTCAGCCATGCATGACTTGACCTCGTAGAACTCGAAGCAGCCTTTCTCGACGCTTGCGGGCACCGGCTCACCGTTGATGTTCCAGGGCTTGAAGCCCACGTAGTCCACGCGCCTTTCGTCGGGCGTGTTACGGTCGAAATTGACCTCGCTCGCCCAAAAAGCGGTCTGATTCCTCAACCTCTTCTCCACCAGCTTGGACAGCATGGCGGTGGTCTCAGCCCTGCTCATTTCTTCCTCCTGAAGTACTTGTATTCACCGTGATGGAACAGGAACAGGTGAAGTCTCCACACCTTGACTGCCAACAATCCCTTGAGCGTGATCGCATACCCGCCATGGACACGCTTCATGAGCTTCCTATCGGCCAATGATTCAAGTATTCGGGAAAGCTCTTGGTTCTCTCGTTGTTGCCAGATGTAGTTCATCCCCTCAGCGATATACAGGCAACACATGTCCTTGTCGTATTGACTAATCATCATTAGCCTCCCTCTCAAGGATGCAGACGTTCGTCGCTGTGACGGCGTTATCACGCAATTCCGTTGTCGGCATGGTATCCACCCGCAGAATCTGCCAACCCTCGTTCAGCAACTTTTCAAACACACCCATATTCATCAAGGTGCGCTCATCGCCGTAATCACTCCAAAAAAGTGGGCAAACCTTGTACCGTTTATTCATTTCGCGTCCTCCTTCATGAAGACAATCCAGTGTGTTCCCGTGCGGTTCGGCTGCTTGTTGCCGAAGAGTGACTTGTGCGCTGTGAGCTTGAGAATCTGCGATACGGGTATCTGTGTCTCATTCCATTTGAAAATCAACACTCCATGCTCTTTCAGGACGCGGAAGCACTCGCTGAACATGGTCTTGAGGTCAGCTTTCCACGTCTCTTGGTCGAGGCAACCGTATTTCTGCGCCATGTAGCTCGTTTCCCCCGCATTGCGCAGGTGGGGCGGGTCGAGCACCACCATGCGGAAACTCCCGTCGGGGAACGGCAGGTCGCGGTAGTCCATCAGCATGTCCGGCTTGACATCGAACCTACGCCCATCGCACAATTCCCAGCTCTCATCACGCACATCACCAAAAAGCACCCGATCATCCGATTTGTCAAACCAGAACATTCGGCCGCCGCAGGCGGGGTCAAGAACAGGCTGATACGCGCTCATTTCGTATCCTTCCCCTTGTACTCGTCCACGAGTTCTTTCCACTGCCTGCTTGCGAGTGCGGCGTGGCTGAACCAGCTGGTAGAGATATGTCCACGTGGACATTGGAGCCGGTAGACTGTGAGTGTTGTCCTTACTTTGCGGCTCTCGTGGTATTTTTCCGTTTGCGATGCCTTGATTACTGGTAGTCTGCCGCACATTGGACACCCATATTCGTTGCGTCTGCGTTTGAACCACATAACTATTCCTTCGCGTCCTCGCTTTGATTGGGTACCTCGGAAGGCATGGTGCCGGAATAGCCGAGCATGTGACGGCAGTAATTGATTACATGCTCGTAAGCCGTCGTCATTCCGTCGTAAAAGTCGTACACTTCTTCGTCTGGATTATCAGAAGCGTTATTAGCTGCATCCCACTCTTTTTGCAGAAAGTCGATGACCTCATGCAGTGTCTTGTCTTTCTCAGTCACGTTCGTCGCCATTGTTATTCCTTACTGCTCTTATCGTTCTTATCGTCATGGTCGAAGATGCATACGAACACGCCTAATAGCGTGAGTACGCAGAGTATCGCTATCACTCCCAAGGTGATGACGATGAACACGCTTGAAATATTCCAGCAAACATCATCCAGACTCATGTTGTCTTCTCCTCGCAGTCCAAGCATTTGAGCATTCTCACAGCCTCACCGCGAGTGGCCCAGCCGGACGTGAACAGTCGATTGGATTCTTCATCGGTCCTATCCGCGAAGCCGCCGCCATGCGCCCTGCTCCATGCGTCGCCATCATTCGTTTCCGGAAACCACCTGTTCACAGTGGTTTGCCGCCCGGTATCGAGGTTCGTGGACACGATCACCTCTTCGCGGTGGACATATCCGATGCAATAACCGCAATGGGCGCAGTAGACCTCTGCATAACCGGGTTTAATGAAGCCGAGTCTCACGCACATCATTCATCCTTCTTCTGCTCGCAGAATTGTCTTATCGCACTCTCGGCGTCGTAATAGCGTGCGACAGCGCGTATCCACGAGTTGAACGCATCTTCGGCAGTCTGACAGACCTCGCCTTGAAGACACTTCAATACGCACTCGTACCGGTAGACGGTATGACGTGGATTGTGATATGTGCATTTGTCGCTAACTATTATTGGCGCGTCACCGCAGTAAGAGCATCGAAGATAACTCTTGGGCTGGGGCTTCTTCTTACGCCCGAACATCACTCACGGCCTCCCCACATTCCTTCTTCGTTGGTTCCATAGTTTTTGCATTGGAAGATTCGAGCCAATTCCTCAGCGTCGTAAAGCGCCTGTTCCAACGCTTGTTTCCGTGAGACGGTCTTGGATACTGGGTATTCGCGTGTCGCACGAAACAGCCAAGTGTTCTCGATCACGTCCCAATGCCATAAGACCAATTCATATCCATCAAAGGTGTGGTCAGGCATTATGTATCTGCGACGGATGCTGACCGCGTATTCGTTGTTCACTGCTTCACCTCGTTGAGTATGAGTATCGAATCGTATGCTCTGCATAGTTGGTTCTCACCACCGTTGAGACTGATGATGACCGGCTGGAACACTCCCCCGAAAACCAGTTGCACCATGCTGCCGCTGCCGTTACTGAACTTCGTGGTCATCGATTGGAGGAAACCGTCGATAGTGGTTCCCTCAACGGTGGTGGCTATCGCACGCTTGCCAGCGAGGAATGACGATGGCAGGTGCTGCCAGTCGGTGATATGGTCATGCACATTCATGGTCGAACACCCCGTTTTCCAATCGTGCAAGCAGGTCTTTGCCGAAGTTGATTCCCGTCCCGCAGACGGCATTCTCGATGTCTTTCGTATGCTTGTCGGAAGATGGGTTGTCCCGCACTGTCTCACACTCATGAATGAGCGTGTGCAAAAAGTTGGTGAGGTTGGTCAACCGACGCTCCGCACGAGATGTATCGTTAAGATTCACTGGTATCAGCGGGAAAGCGTCAGCATCGAACGTGCGTTTGACCACGCTCCAGTCCATCGTTTCCAAATCCCCGTCAGCGAACAATTGCGCATCACAGTCGATATTGTGAATGTGCCAAGCGTCACCGTCGTAGCTCAACAGGTCTTCACCATCCCGAGTCGCATACCAGCCCGGTTCGGTGGGCATGTCATCAGACGAGTGCGCCTGATCGTACATGGCTTTCACCTGCTTGTAGATGTCATCCAGTTCCCTCCCGTCGAACTCCACGGTCAGACAAGTGCCAGCCTTGTCGGTAAACAGGTAAGGCATTGTTTTGAAATCAATGCTTCTCAACATTTCACTCTCCTTCTTCGTTGAACGATGCCTGTAGAGTGTCCGCGAACACCTGCAATGCGTCTTTGACCTTCTCGTTGAAACCGTCCGGCACGTCCGCCGTGACATGTCCCTGCTGCATGTTGTCGAGCTTGTTGTCCGTCTTCGTGTACATCGGCACATCCACTTCGACGGATGCGAGTTCGATCTGCGGATAGTCGAACGCGCGCACACGGAACGTGACCTTGCTCGTGCCGACTTTCACTTTGTCGCTCATTGGTGTCTCCTTGGGTTGATTGTTCTGATGGTTCTTGCCGGACTCTCATAAGCGGTACGCACCTCATACGGCCTGTGGTAGAAGTCGGCTTTGGAACGTGCCGCGCTCTCAGCTTCATCCAGTGAGTCGTACACGCGGCATGTGTGAACTCCCGTATCGCCTTGCGGCCAAACGATGTAGCCGGTCTTGCCTACGAAAACATTCATTTGACCGTCTCCACGGTGTTGCAGCCGATGTATTCGCCGTTATGCTTCAGACAGGCCCATGTCACGTCACCGGTCTTGACCGTTTCCATTTGGAAACCCGTATTGGCCTTCTCGCCGACATTAGGTGCCATTCCAAAGCTGAACGAAGTCAAGACAATCGTGATGCAGATAATCGCCGTGAGGGCCACCCTCGTCTTATCCATCACTCACCATCCTTAGTCATTGCACACCTTCTTCGTGTGATCGTCTAAATGGACTTTCTCAAGTTCGTTGACCGCCGCTTCGATTTGCATATAAGCCGCAATCTGTCCTTCCGCGAAGACAATCACGCTCTCCGTGCTGTTGTTTTGCAGAATCCGCGCAATGGCTTCGCGTTGCGCAAAGCAAAGAAGCAGGACTCTGTCGAGAGCATTTCCGAATTCGCACCAGACGCTTTTATGGTCAACGTGATTTATCACCGGTTCGTCCATCGCTCCTACCGCCATTACTTGCCTTCCTTTTCGATTTCATTGATCTTTTCGGTGAGGGCTTCGAGCACGTCCACGCGGTCTCCCCACTTGAGGTTCCGCCAGAACTGTTCGAGATCAGCCCAGTTCTCGGCCTGTAGGATGCTAAGAAGCCTGATTGCCTGAGCTTCGAGAATGTCGGCGTTCCGTTTGCAGCACGCGGCGAAGAACGGCACATTATGCGTGATTGCGTCATTGATGAACCAGATCGCCTTTTTCAGGTCTTCGACACCGTTCTTGTGCTGCCAGCGGAAGCAATACTGCACGGCTTGGCCCCAGTCGCTTGAGAGCAGTCGGCTGAGTTCGATGCATTCGAATGGGCCGTCCTTGTAATGCGATGGATTGATATTGTCAGTCATTTGATTGTTCCTTTGTCGATGAATATTTGCCGTCTGTGGTGAGATACACGAGTCCATGCCAAGTCCGTACCGGCACTTCCAACTGGTCTTGAAACGATTTCACGCACCAGCCGTTCTCATAAGCGATAGTCGGATGCATGTGAACGAAACCATGACAGCCCGTCGTACCCGAACCGCAAAGCAGAATCAGATTCTGCACTTGATGCTTCTCAACCATCGTGCATTGGCTACGGAGTTTCCGATGATGCCGGGAACCGCCAACCGCATACAAGCTTCGGCCGCAACGCACGCAACGTCTCCCATCACGATCATCAACCATGCGGCACGTCTCCTTGGATGGATTGTCACTGCTCACTGGGGTTCTCCTGGAACAATCCCTTGTTGTCTTCAACCAATTGGATGCCCTCACCTATCCATCTCATGACAGGAACCGCCATCGAATTACCGAGCGCCTTGTAGCGTGGACTATCCGGCGCGTGCTTCTTCCCCTTCCACGGAATATCCGTCCATCCGCCCGGGAAACCTTGAAGCCTTTCGCATTCCAACGGCGTCAACCTGCGAACCGTCAAACCATTCATCGAATCCTCCGTATGTAGAAACTGGTCATTGTGCGTGCTGAGCGTGGCAGAAAGCTCGTCCTGCCCGAGGAATCCCTTACCCCCCCCGCTCCGCCACCGCGAATCTTGAAAGTGAAAACCACTAGTCTCTCCTATTAGTTATCGGATAGATGAATGGGGCATCCTTTCCGGCGTGAGCCATCAATGTCGAAGAAAGATCGAATCCTTGTGCGGCATTCGCCTGAGTGTCCGCGCGACACATCACTCTCTCAATTTGGTAGACGGCTGGATTATGGTCAGTGCTCAAAGTGGGACTCACTTCGCCAATCGCCAGACTCCGGCTCTTCTCACCCTGGCTCCATTTGAACGCCTTAATCAGGGAAACATTGTTGCCACCGGTACCCATGTGCGAGGTGAGCGTATTCGACACGTCGGGATGATCGCTGACCTTGAACCGTCCATCCTGCTGATGGAAGTCCAACATCAATCCCCCAGCGTCCGAATCTGCGTCTCCAACGCCTCCCGCAGTTCCCTAGGTAAGGCTTTGCCTCTTCTCTCGGCTCGACGTATGATCCCAGCACAGGCTCTCGCGCTCAAAAAGTACCGGCGCGGCACGCCGCCAGTCTCTAGTATTGACGACAAGGAACACACGCTCGCGCCGCTGGGCCACACCGAAGAACTGAGCGTCCAACACTCTCCATGCCGCCCCCCCCATCAGGCCAGAGTTCGGCCACGGCCTCAAGGAGCGACTGGAAGGCCCGTCCGTGTTCAGCCGACAGAACTCCGGGCACGTTCTCCCATACGATCCATTCCGGATCAATTTCTGCGCAAGCTCGGAGATACTCGAGCATGAGCTGGCCGCGAGGATCGTCCAGAGCCTTCCTGAGTCCGGCGATGCTGAATGCCTGGCAGGGGCTTCCTCCCACAACGACATCTGCTGCATGGTGGTATTCCTTCCAATTAACTTTCGTCATGTCCCCTAAGTCTGGGACGTTCGGATAGTGGTGTTTGAGTACTGCTTTGGGGAATGGTTCGATTTCGGCGTATGCGACTGGCTCCCATCCGAGTGTTTGCCATGCGACAGTTGCTGCTTCAATGCCGCTGAACAGGCTGATGTATTTCACTAGGGTTCTTCCTTCTGGTTTAGCTCATTGGCTTTTTTGACGGCTGACGCCATGTCGGTCACGTCATCCTGCGATTGGAGGTGCAAGGCTTTCAACGTGTGTTCGCAAGCCCAAGTGTGGACGTGTGGCTTCGACGGTGGGATACCACCCATTTGCGCCCGGTTCTCACACCAGCCACGCCATAGGCGTATCCAATCCCCCACGGTGCTGATTCTGGCATAGTGACGGACGGAGAAAGCGTTCCAAGCATCCTGTAAATCCAAGTTCGGGTAAGCGGTGCGCATCATGCTGTCCGCCGCCGTCAACTCCGTGGAGTCTTGGAACATGGCAAGTGTCATTTCTTTGGAAGAAGAATAATATTCTTCTTCTTTCTTATCGGGTACGGGTACGGGTACGGGGCATGCGTTTGCCATCGGTTTGCCATCGTCTTGCCATGCGTTTGCCATCGGTTTGCCATGGCATTTGCCATCGGTTTGCCATGCGTTTGCCATAGCATTTGCCATCGGTTTGCCATTTTTGCCATTCTCAGGCTTCTTCCAACGACGGCTCGCACCCTTCTTGCCCGCTTCACTCCGCTTCCTGCGCTTGGCATCCACTTCGTCACCGTCCGGCTGATAGTCAGCCCAATCATGGAACACGTATTCGTCCTTGTCGGCGTCATACTCCCACAAGCCCGCATCGCAGAGTTCCTGAACCGAATCATCGGAGCAGCGGAACATGGGAATCATGTTCGCTGGGACACGTCCTTTTGTCAGCTGTTGCGCCGCCCACGTGCCTGAACGAAGCCATAATGCGGTGGCGTCATTGGACAGCATCGCCGTCTTCGGATTCATGCAGAACCCATCATCCACCTTGAACCACATCAGCTCAATTCTTCATTCCCGTAAATCTTCCAGATCGCTTCCTGCCGTTCGGTGGTGCATTGTTCGCCTTCCGATTCGGCAATCAGCTTGCACGCCGAGCCGTAGTGCGGTTTCGCCATCGCGTCCAAGGCTTCAGCGATTTCCACCAAGTCCGGTGGCGGGTCAAGCTCCATCACAGTTCCTTTCGCAAATGATTTCCAACGTCGGATTGTACGCGTATGTGGGCTGGTCGGCGTAGTAGGCGTCCCAGTAGGCTCCGTAGTGTGGATTGTCGGCGGTGCTTTGAGACCGGAATGCTTTCCTGTCCTGTAGGAGTTGGACGATATGGCGTCCCTTGTCGGTCAGTCTGAGCGCATTGTCGGATACCAAGCCGCGCCGTCTGAGCGCTTGAATCCACAGCCACGGTTTCTGACCTGCGTGGGGTTCCGGCATTCGACCGGTACGCCATATGCTGACAAGCGCCTCATGCTGTTGGCTGCTCAAATGGATGCCGTTGACGTTGACTGCTGGAAGAATCATCGTCCACCTCCGAGCTGCAATCCACTGTTCAGCATGCCCGCCAATTCACCCAACGTGAATCGGATGAACATTCGAGTGCCGGAGTCAACGCATTCCATAGACGGTTTGGCCGGTAGTAATGTCTCGAACTTGTCCCACACGCTCAGACTCGTGTAAGCGGGTTGAGACGCGATCCACTCACGCTCGTCCATCACGTCAGCATCGAACATGCCATCGGCTTGTATGACGAACGGATATTCAGAATCAATGTCACCAGCCAACAGTTCGGCCTTATCGAAGCATTTCACCATCGGCACGTTCGGATTGGCGAACGTCGAAACACTGATCGGCCGCCCCTTGTAGTACAGGTTCTCAACATGGTCGAGACGCTTATCGTCCAACGCCCAAGCCAAGTAATCCCAGACGCGCAGTTGGAACAGCATCTCACCGGTATTCAGGATGGTTTCCGACATCGCTTATCATCTCCTTCGTGTTTCTGACGAGACTTTCCAACCCGCCGTGAATGTCATGCAAGGGTTCTATATGGATTTCCGTATGCGGCTCATAAGGATTGCCGCCGTATGTCAACGGCATTCCCTGCCGACGTTTGACAAGCCGTTTCGCCCGTTGTCCCCATGCCATACGGTCGGGTTCCAGCATGGCGCACAACGTGAGTTTCACCTGCTGGTCATCCACGTAGGCCAAACCGTTCAACGCGTCCTTGACGAGCTTTTCCAGATTGTCCAAATCCGGTTTCCCATGACACCCCTTATAAAACATGAGAATCATCAGCACGTCCCCGTCCAATGGTTCGGCATGAGGGTAGAACATGTGGAATTGGTTCCGCACCAGTTCCTCAGCATCCCTCGTATGTTGAGGGGTCACAGCCCGATACCCGTAGAATCGTGGACGGCCCTTCGCGACGGGTTCGCCTGGAATGTCGAAATCATAAGTGGTCATAAGTCCCATATGCTCGCGTCTCCAATATCCTCCCAATAGTCTTCGGCTTCCGACTCGCATTCAGGACAAGTGGGGCCGTAATATTCGACCCCATGCTTGTCACACCATGCGGGTTCGGTCATCCCAGAGAGCGGAACCATCAGAACAGTGTCACCTCTCCAAGCTTCTCTTCAAGCTCGCGCATCAGATTCACCGACGCATCCCAATAGGAAGGCTTCAATTCAATGCTCATGCCCTTGCGGCCAAGTTTGATTGCCTCGTACACGGTCGAGCCGATGCCACCAAACGGGTCGAACACAAGCTCGCCCTTATTGCTCCACAAGCGGATGCACCGTTCGATGAAATCCAATTGCAGCGGGCAGATGTGGCGTTCATCGGTATCCTCACGGCCAAGACGCTCATTCAGCGTGTTGGTCTCTCGAATGTTCCACCAGACCGGCTGCGCCCAATCAATCCATTCCTCGTTGGAAACATCGTTCTTGATCGGCACCTGATTGTCACCGGGCTTGCGGAACATCAGCAGATAGTCAGCCAACGCGGGACGGCTCATACTGGAATCCTTGTTCTTCGTCACGAACATGAGAGCCTGAGCCTTCGTGCGAATCGCCTGAGCCTGTGGATTCTTGTTCACGGTGACTTCGCCGTGGAAAATCCAACCGTTCTCCACGTAAGCGCGGATTACATCACCACGGAAGTCGGTCAATCCAACCACGCCGTCAGCGGTCTTCGTGGTCACAACCTGCTGCACATGCACGCAAGCGATACGGCCCGGTTTCGTGACCCTCAACAGTTCGCGGATGATGTACCCGTAATTCTCGATGAACTCTTCACGGGAACTATTGTTGCCCAAGTCGCGGGTTGAATCGGAGTACACGTACAGGCTTGCGAACGGCGGGCTGCTCACACTCAGATCAACACTGTTGTCAGCCATTTCCGTCATGCGTTCGCACGAGTCGCCAAGCCATAGTGTCCAATCCTTGCCTTTGGCTTCATCGGTCATATACATTTCATCGACCATCATGCGGCCTTTCCGAAAGAGTTTGATTCATTCATCGTCTTTACCAGTTCGTCACTCAAATGAGTGGCCTGCTGTTCCTTGCGGGTGATGTTCTCCGCTATCTCGCGTTCCAAATCGGAAACCACCACATGCACGTCAACCACGCGCTTCTGTCCGAACCGATAGCAGCGGCGTATCGACTGGTAGTAGGATTCCCACGAGTCGTTCAAACCGCAGAACGCCATTCGAGCGCAGTTCTGCCAGTTCAAACCGAACGATGCCATGGAACCCTTCGTGATAAGCACTGGAATGTTCCCATCAGCGAAGTCAAGGAACGCCTTGGCCTTGTCTTCCGGCGACATGGAGCCTTTCACATTCACACTGCCGGGGACAAGCCGGTTCAGCATGTCCGCCTCGTCGTTCAATCCAGCCCAGATAATCCACTGTTCGCCCGGCTCGTTATTGACAAGATCGACACACCGGTTCACACGGTCAACAAGCGTTTCCTTACGGACTCTCGCACGCCCGCCGACGCCACCAAGGTCAGCTGCGAACAATTGGCCTTCCGGGATGCTGCCGTTGTATTCCACCACATCAACGGTCTGGTTCAATCCGGGCAACTCATATCCCGCATCATCACCGCCAATATCGGACGGCTTGCGCAATGCGATGGCCCATTGCGACATCCACCGCATCATCGGCTTAACCGCGTGACCTTTCAAACGCCAAATATTCCCGTCATGCACGAAATACGTGGCAAGCATCTTCACACGGGTGGCGTATCCAAGGAACTCGGCCTGATTACATAGTTCCTCCGGGTCGTTCGGTGCCGGTGTGGCGGTACAGGCGAGACGGTATTTCGTATCCCTGAACGTGTCGATCAGCATTTTGCGGGTCTTGCCGTCCGACTGTTTCAGAATCGAAGCCTCGTCCAATACGACCGCATTGAATTTGGACACGTCGAGTTTTGGCACACGCTCATAGTTCGTGATGTTGAATCCGTCAGATACTTCCGACTGGTCATGCACATAACGCACTTCCATGCCGATTGCGGCGCCTTCGCGGATGGTTTGCTGGCATACGGACAACGGCGCTAGAATAAGCCCCGTCCCATGTCCGGCGCAGACTTGCCGTAACCATTCGAGTTGCATTCTGGTCTTACCAAGACCCGTATCGGCCCATATGGCTGCACGTCCTACTTTGCAAGCCCATGTGACGATACGTTTCTGCCAGTCGAACAGGGATGGGTGGAGCTGTTGCGGGCTAACGGTGATGCCAGTCTCCTGCTCGCGCAGCTCCTTTCTTTTCAGAAACTCCCTATATGGAATGATGTTTGCCATGTTGGTTCCTTTTAGTCTGGATTAGAACTCGTCCGTGTTGCCGCCGAAACTGCCGAAGTCGGAAGGCTGATTATTGTTCGACGCCCAAGGGTCTCCACCCAACTGTTGAGACTGTGCGGGCTGCTGACCGGCCTGTTGCGGCTGTTGGAATCCATTGGATGGAGGATTATTGAAACCGGCTTGTGGGGCACCCTGATAGCCGCCACGTTGAATCTTCTGCACTTGCGCGGTCGCATTCCGCAATGAGGGGCCGATTTCGTCCACTTGCATTTCAACCACGGTGCGGTTCGTGCCGTCCTTCGCCTGATAGGAACGCTGTTGCAAACGGCCTTGCGCGATGACCCTCATGCCCTTGTGCAGGGATTGGGCGCAATGCTGGGCCATGTCACGCCAAATCGTGCCGCGCATGTAAAGCGTGTCACCATCCTCCCACTGGCCCGACTGGCTGTTGTATTGTCTGGTGTTTGACGCGATGTTGACATTGCAGACGGCCTCACCATTGCGGGTCGTGCGTAATTCCGGCTCGTCGGTCAGATTGCCAATGATCGTGATTACGGTTTCTCCAGCCATTATGCGGCCTCCTTGACTTCTTCATTCTTTTTGAAACTGTTGATGAACAATTGGGCTTGCCAGTCGGTCAACCTCGCATAGTTCACAGGCATTTTGATGCGATTGCCGATGGCTTCGGACTCACGTCCGGCTGGAACATTCCCCTGAGCCAACAAGGCGGCAACCTGCTTGCGTAGTTCCTCATTCATCGGATTGCCACGCTGATAGCCAGCCAACTGGCCGTCATCATCACTGGTAGCAAGACAGAACAGGGTGAGCAGACTGTACCTTCTCGCATAGGTTTCCGCACTCCCATACCGTTGCATGAACGGCTGTTCACGTTTCCCGGCGGAATCACCGACGATGATCGGGACGGGAGCTTCAAACACGCTCCAAGACTTGCTGTCCTCCTGCCAGTAGCGGGATACGACGAATCCATACCCGTTGGGATATTGGGGCAGATTATCGTATCGGATGCTCTGCTGCACCTTGACCTTCAACGTTTCGGTCACATAGTTGACCACACTGCCCAAGTCGGCGTAATCATAACCGTAGGCTTTACGGTTCTTCGCTATCACATTTCCCATTGGTCATCATCTCCAATCAGATGGTTCATCTGCCAGTCAGTGAATCTGATAGGCATAGGCGTCTTCGATAATCCTTGGTTGAGCATGTCTTCCAACGGAATATGGTTATTCCAGTAGAAGCTGAGCCTGTCCAACGCTTCACGAATCTGCTTCACCGCGACAAGTGAGATTTCAGGATCGTTTTCGGATAGTTCCCAAATCATCCAGTCGTATGGTTCCTGCTTCTCCTGCACGACGAATCTGAATCCCATCGCACCCTGGTATCCGGTTACGAGCCGATACAGCATCATGTAGAAGGCGGCTTGAATGTGGTAGCCGAACTTGTATGCCGAACCAGTGAAGTCCTGCACGTCATGGCCGGTGGTCTTGTAGTCGTACAGCCACATGACGCCGTCCATGTCGGGATGGTCGGGCAGCCAGTCGGCCTTGCCTTTCAACTGCAATCCAGTGGTCGGGTCAATGGCGAACAAGGCGATTTCCGGTTTGCCTTCCACGAGACTGTTCATGTCCGGCGCGTAATCCACCATGTTTTGAAGCTTCTCATAGTCGGAACCGGAAAGGATTACCAGATCGTCCGATTTGGCTTGTTCGGCTTGTGCTTTACCGGCTTTGGTGCGCCCGTCGAGTTTCCTTTCGACCTTCGGGCCACTACCGAGAATGAGACTGTGCGCGGCCTTGCCGAACGCCAACGTACTGTTGTCGAGAGGGTTCAGCTTGTGCCATGCGTACGCTCTTGGAGACTCCATGAACTTCTTCAAACCAGTCTGGTCGATTGCCGGATGCGCGAAATACTCCTTGTCCGGCATGTCCACCATGCTGGGAAATTTCACTTCCGTCATGCTTCCGCCACACTCCGTTCCATAATGTGGGCATTATTCCGGTAACGCCACTTCCTGTAGCCCTGTTCGACAAGCGGGAACAACGAGCGGGCGTAAATGACGGCACCCTTACTGTTCTTTTCCAACAGGTCTCCCTTACCGGCATCCAGAATCACTTTCTTCACGACTTGGCCCAGTCCGGTGAGGCTACGCTTGGCGTCTTCTGGATGCTGTTGGGTCATGTATTCCCTGAGCGTGATACGGTAATCCGGTTCGATTGGATGCCAGTCCGACACGTCCAATGGTTCCGGGATGGTGTCGTCCGCCAGCAGGTAGGTTCGTCCGAACAAGCTGATCTCGTCCGGCACTTTCGTGTAGGTTTCGCCATTCACGTTGATGGTGTCCATGAGAGTTTTCCTTTCTGTGATTGCGTGCTGGTGGATGGAGTCGAACCATCTGACCGCCGATGGATCGAACGACTGAGATAGCAGCGGTCGCGTTCCCTGCACCAGCAGTGGTTGACGGGAGAGAGTGTGTATGTAAGCGCCTAGAGAAATCGACTTTGGAATATGATTTTTTAGGCTCCCCCGTCAACCGGGTTTTCAATTATGTCGGGCCGTCTCTCGACGGCTTCGGACGTGGGCGGGAGTCGAACCTGCGACCCGTAGGGGAAGAAGAACCAGAGACCCCGAGTCATCCAATCCACGTCAAATCCCCAGTCCGGCAATCGCACTAACCGGTGGGGACAGTGGCCGCAACAGGAGTCGAACCTGTTAGGATTCACGCCAATGAATGATGCAAAACCGTTGGAACCCGACCTGAACGGGTTCACGGCCAACATCACGGCAACAGGAAATGTCAAAACCTGAATGCGAGATGGATAAGGTGATTCATGAGTTGTCAAACTTAAGGAGTCCGGCATGAATCCCACAACCATGTGCGGCCAATGCGCCTACGTGATTTGCTGCGCGGTATTGAGTTCGCAGGCGCGTGGATAATATCGATATTCAGTTATGGTCCCCACTGGCCGACGAATGAGTGAACGTGGGTGTCCTGCGGAACAACCCGATTTTTGGTTGTTTGTTGGGACTGTCAGCCAGCGGGAAGTCTTTAGTCGCGTGGCGTGAATCTGACGATCAGCCACAATGCGGTGGCGATGTACACGCCTTCGACCATGAGCGCGGCGGTGGTGCTGCCGCCATGCCATGTGAGCATGATGGTCAGGCTGGAGATGAGGCCGATGCTGGCGATGGCGAAGAGGATGCGGCGGCGCGTGTAGTTCGGCTTCTTCCGCTTCTTCATTGCTTGCATGTCTTCAAGCCAGTAATCATGGTCAGTCATCGTCGCTCCCAGTGTTCACTCGCTTGAGTGGGAATGCTTCAGGCGGGAGCTGGGCGCAGACTTCCGGCCACTTTGCATACTGTCTACCTCCATTCCAGATGCGCTTAGCCGAGTTATCATATGTGCGCACCGACCAGTCATCATCGATGTCCTTAAGCAGGAGCCGACCATCATTCGCGGTGACATAGAAGCCCTGCTCCTTCGGCTCTTCGGGTAGTTGCTTTTCATCCACTTTGACAAGTGATGCGATCTGTGCGACCAGACTGCGCACGGTATTCCAATCGTCTTCGTCGCTTGCGGTCTTCAACTTATCGAAAAGCCGGTCAAGCTTCACCAAAACACTGTCATTCATTCCAATCAAATCCTTTCGTCGGTTCCAAGCCGGTCGGCCTGAAACAATGTCTTCCATGCGTCAGAAACGTTTCCGCAAGCCCATAGGAAACAAGCTTGCGCAACTTCCTGTAGACAACGCTCTGAGCCAATTGCAGGTCATCCGCGATCTTGTACGAACTGGTACTGAAACCGGTCTCATACTTCATACGAAGCGACTCGTACACCCGCTTCAATACCGGCTTGTCCTGCTGCTGATAGTCCCGTTTGGTCTTACGTCTGACCCGTTCAATCCAATCGCGTTGGGCGGCAAGCATGGCATCCAAGTCGATGCCCGTCTGGACGCTCCACGCGACATCAGGCTGAGCGCCGGTCATGCCGAAACCTCCCGTGGACTCTCGCACACCTGGTCGTAACGGTCGAGAAGCTTCGACTTCTTGTACGTGACGGTCTTGCCGCCCTGATAGTCGGCGCACACCCTGTACAGTTTGTCGAACTTGTCCGATCCAAGCTTGAGGAACCTGGCAGCTTCCTGCCTGTCGAAAATCTCCTCTTCGACAACAACCTTCCTGTCTGTCAAAACCTGCTCCTATCTTGATTGGCCGTGAACGTCAGCGGCCCATTGGATGAACGCGCCTAGTTTCGATTCGGGAACCTCATACAACGTGCTCGTCTTGAGTCCATCTTTTTCAACGATTGACCCGCCTTTCCGCTCGTTGATGCGGAACACGCAGTGCCCACCCTCGTCAAGAACGAACTCATGCGGTGGCGCCGGAGGATTCAACAACGTCATGCCGCCACCTCCGCGTCAAGCACTCGCTCGAAACTTTGTTCGGACAACCGCTGGTGGATAAGCGCCAATCCCTTGCGGGTCAGTTTCGGGGTCGGCGGATAGGCGAATGGCGTGCCATCCTTGTGGATTCCGTGGGAACGGGAGGACACCATGACCATATGGCCTTGCCTCACGCGACTTGACGCCGCGCACCACGACTGGTTGGACTGCCGGTAAATCCAACCGTTATCCACAAGCCATTGGCGCAGCTCATGCTCACCGATCTGAATGTTGGAATCGTTGCTTAGGAGTTTCGCTGCGTCACGGACAAGCAGAGCATCGGGAACGTTCGTGAAGTCATCCAACGCCTTGGCTTTCGGCTCCAGTTCCCTGACCTTCTCCTGCTCCTCCTTCAGCTTGGTGGCGAGCTGGATCAGGAAGTCCGGGCTTGTGAGCGCTTTGTCCAACGTCTGCTGGGTCATGTATGCGCCATGCTTGCGGATGGACGGCAGTACCTCGTGTGTCACCCAGCGTTGGAACTCCTTCGCTTCCGGCTTACGCGAGCGCATGACCAGACGATACAGGCCAGGCTCGCTGATGATGTACGCCTGCTGCCGACGGCCAATCGAATCGATGACTTCAGTAGTACTGAACTCGTCATCATCAAACATTTTGACAGTCTCGGTTGGATTACCGAGGTCAAGGATGCTCATGCAATCCTTGAGTACAAACCAAGGCTCCCCCGCCATGTTGGTCAGGGCGCGTAATGATTCGCCCTTGAACTCGAATCGCTGGATTTCATTGTTCATTTGGAGCCTCCTTAGTATTCGGCTGCTTCGATGCGGGTGATGAAGAAGTGGATGCCTGGAGCGCATTCTTTCCACCGGTTGGTGTCGAAGTTTTCAACGTGCACGGTTTCGCCTTTTTTGTACGTGAAGTCTGTGTCGTATTCGCTGTATGCCGTGGTGTCCGGTGGGAGGCTGTTGCCTTGCTTGTCTTGCAGGTCGAGCACTCGTGCTTTGCTGGCGCGGCATTTGCGCCCCGTGGCGTTGGAGCGTTGCGCGTCGGACGGAATGAGGAGCTTTACGATGACTGGTTTCGGTGGCATTGTGTCGTCTACGTATGCTTTTTTCCAGCCGATGATGTCGCTTTCGTCCGGGAGGATGCTGGTTTTGGCGATGCTGAGTTCTACATGGTTGGCATCGCGCAGGTCGGCGTGGCACAGGTCGGCATCGCACAGGTTGGCACCATGCAGGTCGGCACCGCGCAGGTCGGCACCATGCAGGCAAGCGTAGCTCAGGTCGGCACCATGCAGGCAAGCGTAGCTCAGGTCGGCACCATGCAGGTTGGCACCGCACAGGCAGTCGAATCCATATTCTCTGACGATGGCTTCGATGTTGTCGCCTTCGAGGATGCCTTGAGGTGTGGTGATTTTCATTGTGGTTCCCTTGACGTGTGTGGTTAGGCGGTTTGTTTGATTTGGGCGATTTCTCCGGGTTGGAAGCCGAATGCTTTGTAGAGTCCTATGAGCATGAGTGGTGTGCATTCGTTTGTTTTTTTGGCTCTGGCTAGGACGCTTTCGCTGACTCCTATTGCTCCGGCGAAGGCTTCGTCTGTTTTGAGGCCGCTCATTTGTTTGGTTCGGTCTAGGAAGCCGTCTCGGAACTGCATTTTGTATTCAGCCATCAGTACTGTTCCTTTCATTGTGAAGCATTTTGTTTTTCAACCTGAAAAGTAATATACCACAGTGAAAAGAGATTTTTCAAGTCGAAACACCTTTTCGGCGTGTTGACATGAAAGACTTTTTATTTCATAATGAAATACATGGATAAGAAAACATATTTCGCACAGCTAACGCATGATGCGGCGATCAATGAAATCAGCAACAAGACCGGACTCAGCGTCTCAACCCTCTGGCGTCAATACAACAAAGGATGCGAGTTCAGCGCCGAGTCGGTAATCATCATCGCTAGAGCATATGGCGAAAATCCCGTAGAGGCTCTGGTTGAGTTCGGATATATAAGGGCCGACGAGATGGCTAACGGAAGGACCGTCGCAAGGCTGCATGACGCTTCGAATGACGAGCTACTTCAGGAACTCGCACGCCGTCTCAAGGAAAACGCTGACGCCGACTGGGTGAACAGTCCGATCATCTACCGTGAAGAGTTCGACATGGCCGCGAACGACGATCCGAACGCGAGACTCGAAGCCGAAACACCTGAAGACTGACGACAGCAATGAATATGGCGGCGGTATTCACTCGTGATGCCGCCGCCTAATAATACGAAGGGAACAATGTCTCGAATCACCATCGACGTTTTGGAACGTCAGGCCGAAGCCATGGGTTTGAAGGTTTTGGAATCCGATATTCCCGGCACCACCTGCGGCCTGTACTGCGACCGGCTGCGGACGATATGGCTTGCCGACTGGCTGAACGACCGGCAGAGGCTCTGCACCCTATGCCATGAGCTTGTGCACGCGAAGTACCGTGATCTTGGCTGCGGCACGCGGTTCGGCGCGAAGTGCGAGCGTAGGGCGCGACACGAGACGGCGTTGACGTTGATAAGCCCGGCCGAGTTCGCCATGGCCGAACGGACGTGGGACGGCGACACCTGGCATATGGCGGCGGAGCTGGACGTGACCATGCAGGTTCTCGCGGATTACAGGCAGATTCTCAAGGATGGCCTGTTCGAGAAACGCCCATGATTCATCAGCCATCAATTGGGGGGATAATCCTTGTTGAGACATATTGCAGGAGAGCAAGGAGGACATCATGGTTCCTATATTCGTTATCGCCGGTATCGCCATCGGTATGGCCGCGTTCGTTCTGCTGATCCAGATGGCCGTGCGGAACGGCATTCGCATGTCCGGGTTGATTGACTGGCGTACCCAATACGAGTTGGAACGCATCGACGATGCGGACGGCGGCAAGCCGACGTTGCACGAATTGTATGAGATCGCGGCCAAGACCGATTCCGCACCAGATGCCATCGAGCGGAATGTGAGGGCGAAGGCTCTGGACTATATCGAGTCGCGTAATTCCATCCATGTGCGAAATTGTTGGATTGTGATTGGAGTCGCTGTCGGCGTATGCTTCCTGACTATGATTATCACTCTCGCCAGCAATCCTGCGTGAATCATGTTTTTCTCGTGCCCGTCTGTTTTGTTGCAGGCGGGTTTTTCATACCCTCTTTCTGACCGTTTGTGCTTTTTAATTGGCAAAATCATGGCAAACGCACAATGTAAGAAGAATGTATAACCATGTACATACTTATATACCTTATATACATGTAACTGGAGCTACACCGACAAACTATCAGTATCTACTACCCGACAGTAGTTGTAATTATATCCATGTGTAGAGTTAGAGTTATAGGCGAAAGTAGCAAAAAGCCCTTGCCTCTCTCGAACAGCGACAAGGGCAATCGGAAAACCAGTTTGCATAGATTCTCCGTGCATCAGCATAGCGCTAGGCATGGAGGGAAAGACACGTGGAAAATATGGGCTACAAGAACATGCAAGCCGTATACGACGTCAACCGTGCCGGACGCATGGCGATACGACGCGGCGACAACATGACCCTCAACAAGAACGCCGAACTCGTCCTCATGTTCATGGCTTCGCAAACATACGATTGGGATAGCGAGAACAATTGTCCTCCAAAGAAACTCATGGATAAGAAAGTGCCATGCCGCTACTACACGCTTGGATGGCGTGCTATCTCAGACTCGCTTGGAATGGTGATGCTCACTCCCGAACAGGCGATGGGTGGCAATGCGGAAGCGAAGATGAAGACCCGTGAGAACAGCATCCAGAAAAGCATCAGCGACGCTTGGGTGTTCCTTCGTGATCGCGGCATCATTAAGACCATCGAACCTGCTTCGCTTGGCAAGAACGCTGGGTTTCTACTCCTACTGGGCGACGATGCGGAGAATGCCGCAGTGGAACGATGGGCCAGGGAGTGCCTTGGCGTCTGA